ATCCACGTGCCGAGCCGCACCAACAGACCGTCGATCGTCGATTTTGCCTTGACCGGCGCCGGCGCGATCAATTCCTCAAGAATGCCGAAATCCTTGCTGGCGATCGCGCGCGCGATTGTTCTCTTTTCTGTTGCGTTCATTTTCTCGCCCCGGTTAATTGTCTAACGAGCTTGCGACCGCAATTCTCCGCAGCTTGGATCGTCCGATGATGATGGTCGCAGCCCCGGATTATGCGCGCAGTCTCGCTATCAAACGCATACGCGCGATGAATCCGGGGCTTGCCAGTGAATTGCCGTGTGATCGGAAGAATCATTAAACAGCCCTGTAGCAGTCTCCGTGCTTGGTCAGACGGCCCACGCGCACCAGTCCGGACATGATCATTTCGAATTGATGCAGTGTTACCCCGTGCGCCATCGCGGCCGCGTACATAGGTCCACCAGGGACGCCAAAGCCCGTGTCCCCCTCGCGCACGGTATCGACGATCGCATTGGCCAGCATCGCGACGGCCAGCATTTGCTTCGTTGTCGGATTCTTTCCCATTGGATGCGCCATGATTATTTCCTCACTCCCGCTTGGTGTTTAGTAGCTTGCGTAACCGATAATTGTGAGTACCGTATTTCATCGGTGTATGTCAATACCCTCACGCCGTTTGACTGACATTTATTTTGCGCGCTAAGATGCTCGCATGAAAATCAAGATACCCGCTAAACCCGAGACTCAATCCCGCCTGGTATCCGTCCGCTTCACGCCGTCTGAATATGGCGAGCTGGCCCAGGCGGCCGCGGCTGTAGGCTTGGACGTTGCCCCGTTTATCCGCGTCGTCGTGGCTAACGCCGTGCGGCTCGGTGTCGAGCTCGCAGACTGATGGGCCGTCGCAATTTCGGCAAGCGCTTCAATGACCCGCGCAGCAAGGGCGGCCGAACCCGGCGCCAAATACTCGCGGAAGCGATGCAGGGCAAACCCCTCGCTTCGCACCACAAAGATGCCCGCTGCCGGAATTGCGGGTTTGCGCTCGGCTCCCACGCTCAGGGCCGCGGTTGCCCGCCCTATTGACCACCGCAAGATAATTCGGATACACCTAGCGCTAGGCATTCCGGTTGACTGGATACCCGCGTGTCAGCTCGCGGTCTCCATTCGCATCATACCCGGAGAGCATTAGGGGCCAGGGAGACTTGGCCCCGTCCCTTTTTTACCCGCCCCTGTTGACAGTCTCCCCGCCCCGGCGTACAAAGCGATCATGATGCGAATCTGGAGACGTTCACAGCTGACCCATTCCTGAGACCTGGGAGACCCGCCCGTAACCCCTGCCTTGCGCTCTCCGTGCGCTCGCGACAACCCTTGCGGTCTATTCAACTCTGGAGAGTAGCTTCTCCAGCGCTTCGCAACCTCGCTGAGCGTCATCAGCAGCCGCAACCGCTCCCGCCCCGCGTCACTTATCCAACCTCGGGCGGATTTGAGAGCGTCGTTGGTTTGGTCGTTGGCCCAAAATGACATGCCTTTCAGACGCGAAAGACAAGCAGGGGGGAGCGGAAGATCTGATCTGCTCGCATTATCTCGCCATGCCAAGGCGCCTCAACCTGATTGCTTCCCCCTCTCTCTCAATCAGAGCTGGAGTCCGCACCGTGCACGTTCACTCGCACGTGCACTTCGATGTTGCCCAGCATCCAAGGCGAGTGAGACTGCCTACCGAATGGTAGGTTGATAAACGCTGTTACCGTGCTCAGAGCTCGCCAGGACGCTCCGAGCGGCGCCGGGATAACCGAGCACCCGTGCCCTCGCACGCGCGGCGCGATGCGCTGTGCATGTTCTCTCTCACACGTCGAGCAAAAAAAATTCTGGGAATGAACAGTGAGAAGGAAAACCCGACATGTTGAAGCGTGTTCGCGATCGAGGATCTGGATCCGGAAGTAGAGGCTGAGATGGTGCATGATCCAGAGAGGGTAGTCGGGGCGGAAAAATTGGAGTAGAAATTCTGTGCAAGCCAATCCATTCGTTCAATCCGCTACCAGGTCCGGCGAACTATTTTCCGGCTCGCAATACGATTTTCCTGAGTTTTGCCTACCAACTAGCTGAACAACGTGACGCTGCGGTGATTGTGATCGGCGCAAACAAGGATGACTATGACGATTATCCTGACTGCCGACCGGAATACATCAAGGCCATTCAGAATGTCTTCAGGATCGCTTGTCGCCGAAATATTAGCGTATGGGCACCGTTAATTGGCATGACCAAAGCAGAAGTCGTAGCCGAAGCTGTCAAACTTAGAGTGCCTCTCGAAAAGACAATCAGTTGCTACAAGCCGCGCGACCGAACGCCATGCGGCACCTGCAACGCCTGTTTACTCCGCAAACGGGCCTACGAAGCAAATGGACTGGAGTTCAAACTGGAACGGTTGGAAGTCGATTTCGGGGAGTCAAAACCGTGGGAGAAGTTGACGGAGCGAACGGAAAGGGCGTAAGACAAGTTCACCGATGGTGATGCCGGCAAACTACACGGTGATTCGCTTTACGTGGGTGCTCGGGACGGGGCGGCCGGTGCTGAAATACTGAGATGATCCTGAGAGGCGATGCGAGGTCGATACCGCTGGCCGATGGCTGCGTGCAGACCTGCGTGACGAGTCCGCCGTATCTCGAAGATGACGCTATTACACGTAGGGTGGCAGAGCTAAATTCCGACGTGATTCAGCGACTTTGCCTGCTGGTATCGAGCTTCCATGCGATTGCTCAGGTCGAGCGAACGCACAGATGCGCCGACATGACCGCGGCCTTTGGCGATGCGTTGTTTGGCGGATGTGGTCTTGAGCGCGCGCAAGGCGATGCAGTTGATGGCTTGGCTGCGCTTGATTCGCAGGAAGGGAATAAGCGCGCGAAGAACCGTGACCGCGCGCTTGTCGGTGACTCCCCACGTCCACAGTTCGCGACCATTGGGCGCGCTCGGCTTCGCTTTGCCCAGCTTGCCGCCGAATACTTCTACAAACAGGTCGAGCGCTTGCGGAGTTACCTGCCGAATGTGGACGCGCTCGCTGTAGGTTGCCTGCGTCGAATTTTTGAGAACGCGCACGGCGTAAGTATTTTTCTTGATTCCGATGGTGCCGTCCGAGTCGAGGACGCCAGCCAGATACGCAAGGTCGATTTTCTTCATGTCGCGCATACTACCAGATGGGGGCGACGTGATAAAGGGGGTGAAGGATGATAATTCGAGCAGATGCGCGAAACATCCCATTGGCGGACTCGTCGGTTCAAACCGTAGTAACGAGTCCGCCTTATTGACTGGGGCCTGCGCGACTACGGACTATCGCCCTTGATTTGGGGCGGGAGCATCGGTTGCGCGCACGAATGGAACGAATCGGTCTCGCGCGAAGGATTCATTTCGAAAACGCGCTGGCAGCATACGACGAACGGGCGCGGGGAGGCTCAGCCGGACGAAAAGCGGTTGCGGACGTCGACCACACGCGAGATGAGGCCCGAGGCTTGGGGCCAGGTCAGTCAGGGATCAGTCTGCGGTGACTGCGGGGCGTGGCGCGGGAACTTCGGTCTTGAACCAACACCGGAACTGTACGTTCAGCACGCGGTCGAGATTTTCAGGGAAGTGCGGCGGGTGCTGCTGAATGACGGGACGGTGTGGCTGAATCTGGGGGATTCCTACAGCGGCGGAAACAAGGGGAACTCGGGACCGCTGAGACCGGGCGATAAGCAGGCGACCAATTCCGGCTCGCACGATACCCGCCGGCGCGACAGCGGGAATCTGACGCCGGCGCGCAATGGCGGCTCGGGCCTTGAGTCGAAGCAGCTAGTTGGACTGCCGTGGCGGGTGGCGTTCGCGCTTCAAGCCGATGGTTGGTATTTGCGGTCGGACATCATCTATTCGAAACCGAACCCGATGCCCGAGTCAGTTCAAGATCGGCCTACTCGATCCCATGAATACCTCTTTCTGCTTTCCAAGAACCCGCGCTACTACTACGACGCGCGCGCCATCATGGAACCGGCCAGCGAGAGTACGCACGCGAGAATCGCGCAACCGAGGATTCTTTCGCAGATGGGTGGCGATAAAGACTATGGCCAGGAATCAAATCGGTCGTGTCGAAAGGCGCTAACGAACCTCGCCTTGCGGGCGCGCGGCGTTACACCCAAAGCCGAACTGGGAACCATCGGGGTCGTGAGGAACAATCCAGACTTTCAGAAAGCGACCGCCGACATAGTGCTCGAGCGCAACAAGCGATCAGTCTGGACGATAAACGGCCAGCCAACGCCCGAAGCCCACTTCGCCGTATTTCCCGAGAAGCTGGTCGAGCCTTGTGTGCTTGCTGGCTCGCGCGCGGGCGACCTTGTTCTGGATCCGTTTCTTGGCTCGGGAACGACAGGTCGCGTGGCAGAGAGATTGGGCCGACGCTGGATCGGACTCGAGCTTTCGGCGCCCTACATCGAAATCGCGCGCAATCGAACCGCGCAACAGGGACTCGGACTCTGAGATGGCCAAGCTACGCAAGCGCCCACGGAGCCGGAAGCAGCGGATGCGAGACGCGCAGCCGTACCGGCGCCGGACCGATCGAGCGCCCAGGTGCGGAAGGTGCGGACGGTGCCACAAGCGATTCACCGAGGCTCAGTGCTTTCGCCGGCCAAAGAGACGCAAGCGCGGTCCAAGCCCGCGGGTGCGGAGAGTGAACGAGCTCGGCCAGAAGGTCTACGCGCCTTACGGGTATCTGACGACGATCCAGCGATTCGGCCACCTGCTGACCTGGAGCGAGATGACGGGGAAGGAGCAGTACGTGACGTCGCTCCGGATCAAGGGTGCGTACAATCGGAACAAGTATTGGCGCGATCTCGGGTATCCGAACCTGGTGAACGCGCGCGCGGCGCTGGTGAAATACCGGGAAGAGCGGCTGCGAGAGGGATTACTGCCGGCTGAGAAGGCCCGACGTCTTGAGCGGGTAGTCAGCCACGAGGCCGAGCCACGGAGCGCGGACGAGACTCGCGCGGCCCAGATTTACGAAGAGGGGAGGCTTGAGCGGGCGCGAGTCAGGGACGGGAGCCGGCCGCTTTTGGGCGGATTGCTTGTGGCGGGGAATTACGACCCCGAATATCTGATGCGGCGGGAAATGAGAATTCTGGACGTAATGAGCAGGTGCGCGCAATGAAGTGGATCGTCGTTGAGCCGATTATTACCCCTACCAAAACCAAGGCGTTCCGTGTGCTGACCAAGGAAGGTGCCCCGCTCGGATATATCCGTTTCTTTCCCCGCTGGCGTAAATTCTCGTTCTACCCCGACCCCTATACGCTTTACGAAACCGACTGCCTGCGAGATATTGCCAATTTTTGCGAAGCGGAGACTCGGGCTTGGCGCGAGGGAATTAAATCGCGTAATAATTCCGATCTGAATATTCAGAATTAATTCCCCTGTTTGCTATCTCGCGCGCGATGTGAAATAAAATCGCGCATGGCTCAAGAACCGAATGAACCGCCAGTCGGCGCTATGGCGGCGCGCGCGGTCCCGACAGTAGGGAACGAAGGCTTGGCGGTCGCAACTCGACCCGCAGATTGGAATTCCGGAGATTCGAATAATGCGATGTACCGCGACCCCGCGGAACTCGCGTGGGAGCGTGCTCAGCAGATGGCACAGGAAAATCAGGCCGACACCGCATCGGCGGGAACGACGGAGGCGAACGAAGCAAATGGAAGCGCCCAGGTGCAGCAACCCAAAGTGCCCAAGCGTGGCCGGGGGCGACCGAAGAAAAGCGTCAAAGACCCGAGTACTCGAGCGGGACGAGACGTGGACCTTCGAGTGTCTGACGTGCGGGGGGATCTCAACCCAGACTCGACCCAACTTTCGACGGTACGTGAACCGCGAGCTGATCAAGGAAGGGAAGCTCCCGCCGAGCGCCGCAATCTGAAACCGAACGGCCATGCCGAGTCATCGTGGATCGCCGCGCAGCGGACCCAGGCTCAGGCCGGCTTTCAGGCTTTCGAGCGATTCGCGCAGGAGGCGCCGCTCAAGGATGCGTTCGATCTCTACAATGAATTCGTGAGGCGAATCACCGACGCCGGCAACCGGATCGAGTCGCGGCGCCAGCAGGATAAGGCGACGGAGAATACCTGCTCGTTCTGCGAACACGTGTTCACCTATCGCGGGACGGACAGTTACTACGCTAGGCGCGCGTTCGATCTCCCCGACGGCCGGGTTCAGGTCGTGATGAGTTGCCGGAAGAGCCGGTGCATCGACGAGTTCGATCGGTACGTGAACGACATGGCGATGCGGTCGCGCGCGACACTTCACGAGTAGGCCGATGCCGGGTATTCCAATTCCGCGATTGACGAAGCAAGGGGCCGTAATTCAGCGCCGAGAGTTCAAGGTGATCCACGCGGTCACTCCCGCTGAATTTGAGAAGGCGCTGAACGCGGCTGCCGAACTCGAAGATTGGACGCTGACTCACTTCGCGGTGGCGACAATTCCGAATGGGACCGGCGCCCACTTTACCGCCGTGATGGAGCGCGATGCCTGAAATCGACAAGAACGGCACCCCCGGCAAACTGATCCATAGCAAGGTCCGGCTCATCCCGCTCGGTCCTGCCGGTCCATTCGTCCTTCAAGGCTTTATGATCGAGATGGACGCCGATGGCCCGAATCCGGTCGGTCACATGGAGTTTCAGGCGGACTCTCTCGCACTACTCGAACACGGCTTCCGAGGTCTCCAGCAGGCTTACGCGGCAGCGATGAAGCAGATGATCGACGAATTCAACGCGGCGAAGCTGATGACCCAGCACGACGCCTCGACCGTGGCGCGGATCAACAAGAGCAAGGGCGGTTCCTGAGATGAAAGCGAATACTGGTCCCGGTAGCGGCACGAACACGCCGAATATCAAGGGCAAGTTGCAAACCACGTCGCACTGGTCCGGCAAAGACCATAAGGACAAGACGCACACTCGGCGGAAAAAGGGCGCGAAGTAGATGCCGGACGAGTTCGAGCAGATTCGCGATGCGATGAGTCGCGCCGCCAAGCGAAACGGTCGAGCGCATCTTTTCGACGAGGAAATACTCCTGCTCGACAACCAGCGCGCGATCTGCGCGACACTGGCGCTCATCATCCGCGGTGGTCGCGTGCCGATCGAGACCGCGCGCGAGATGCAGGAACGCGCGAAGGCGATCACGAAGATTCTCGAAGGAACTTAGGTCTTCGCTGAAAAGCGAAGTGGCGGGAGGCGAGCCAGCCCCCTCGTGAGCGATTAGACCACTCCAATCGCTCTCATGGCGAGTCGATCAAGCTCGCCGCACAAAATGAAAACACCTATTGAGCCGCGCCAGCTTGAATTTGCCCGAATGCGATTGGCCGAACAGTTTCACGCTGCGCTCCTGAAAATGCTAATCGAGTGCGAAGTGGATGAGAAATTCGTTGCCAAGCGAATAGGCAAATCAGAAGGCTATGTCCGTGAGAAATTGAACGATCCGAGCAAGCTCACGTTAGACGACATAGCCACCTTCCCGCTGGCGGTGGCCGCCGACTTCAACAATGTCAGTTTCACGCCGATTCGCTATCGAGACCTCACCGCGGAATTTGAGCGCTTCCGACAGTTGCGCGCCGTTGCATGAAACTCGACTACAGCCGCGTTCGCGAATTCATCCGCCGCCTCAAGATTCGCGACAAGGGCAAGCAGCTCGTCCCGTTCCATCCCAATCCCTGCCAAGATCGCTTTCTCGATCTGCTCGAAAAGATGGCCAAGGAGCATCGGCCACCCCGAGTCATCATCGACAAGTCTCGCCGCGTCGGGATCTCGACGATCTGCATCGCGCTCCTGAACGCGCAGTGCTGCGGAGCCTCAGCGATGGAAGCTCGCGTGCTCGCCCACCTTGGAGACACCGCGCGCATCCTGCTCGACATGGCCAAGGGAATGCACCAATCGATCGGCCTTCCCGCCGACTGGCGCCGGCGGCACAACCTGCTGTACGACGTCGACGAAGTGAATAGCTCGAAGCTGACGGTGCAGACTGCGAAGACGACCGGTGGTGGTCGCGGCGGCGGATTCACTTCACTCTTGGCCAGCGAGGCCGCGTATTACGAGAAAGAAGGATCGTTCTTGGCGCTGCTCCCGACTCTGCCGAGATACGAAAACTTTTTCTGTTTCATCGAGAGTACGGCGAACGGTCGCGTCGATGTGGGCGGCGAGTTCTACGATACCTTCCGCGCCGCGATCAATCACGAGAGCGAGTTCGAAGCGTTCTTCGTGCCCTGGTACGAAGATCCGACGTGTCTCGCCGATCCGATCATCCTGAAGCGCCCAACTGACGATGAGAACGCCAAAGAGGAAAAGGAGATCCGCAAGAAGTATAAACTCACAGATCAGCAAATGGCTTGGCGGCGGCTGGCCTACATGAACGAGGCCGAGGGGCTGTTGCAGAAGCTCCACCAGGAGTTTCCGATCTCGTGGGAAGAGAGTTTCATTTCGTCAGATAATCCCACTTTCGGTAAAGACGAGATTGAGCTCTGCGAGAAGAACGTCAAACCTCCCCGCTGGCGCACGAATTTGATGCGGAGACCGGATGGTCGCGTCGAGATGAGCGGGAGCGGTGGATTCTTCAAACTGTGGGAGCAGCCGCATCCTGGCCACGAGTACTTTCTCGGTGCTGATGCCGCGCGCGGAGAGTTGCATGGAGACTTTTCAGCCGCGGTAGTGTGGAACGGAACGACTGGCCATCAAGCGGCGGCATTTCAGGAGCGGGCTGGCGTCGATGAGTTTGCGGATCTGCTCGATAAGCTAGGGCGCTTCTATAACAACGCCATGATGACGCCCGAGACCTCGTGCAATCTCGGGAACACGGTCATGCAGCGGCTGCTCAAGGAATTCAAGTATCCGCGCTGGTACAGGTGGCAGGGACGTGATGATCGACTGCGGCCGGGAACGTCGAGTCGACCGTCGATCGGTTTCGAAACGACCGCGCGCACCCGACACATGCTGACTCACCACTTCCGGATCTCGCTCCGAGAGGGCGAAGTTTTCCCGCACGATGAGGAATTTGTGTCTCAGGTGAAGTTGGCCGAGACGACCTTCGGGATGCGGTGGGACGTGAGATTTGGCCACGACGATGTTCTGATGGCGGGACTCGTGGGCTGGCTGGCGCGGATCCAGTTTCCACCGAGAAGAACAATCGCACAGGCGGTGCGAGCGGTAGACAATCCAGAAGACCCGGCGAATCCGGAAACGATCAGGGACGTGGGGCCGGTGGCGGAGGCCCATAGACTCAAGGTGATGAGCCGGGCGAGCTGGCGAGAGGGACAAGCAGGATGATCCACGTCAGACTTGAGCGGGTGAGTGTTCGCCAGTTGAACAATCCTGTCGGCTTTAAAATCATCGGCGTTAAAAGCGTTCTCTCCGCTCGGTATCTTGGAGAAAACGGGATCGGCGGCGACTACGAGTTGCTGTGCGAAGTTGAAGAGCCGATAGCGACCACGCGACCGATGGGATGGGGCCAAGAATAATGGCCACCCGGATCGCACCGCCGACCGAAGAAGAACTCGCCGAGCACGAGTCACGCATCCTTCGCCGGCAGCAGGAGCAGGAATTTGAAGAGAGCCGCCGAAAGCTGGAAAACCTCCGCCCGAAAGGCGCGGCCAAGTTGAGTCGAACGCGCGCCTTTCGAGTGACGGAACCACCGCGCAGTCGAGGGCCGATGGATCTCGAACCGGAAGAGCCGGGACCGGCAGCGGAAGAGACGCCGGCCGATGTTCTCCGTCGAGCGAACGCAGGTAAACCGCCGGTCTCTACGAACGGAAAGCCAAAAAGGAAAGGCAGGTACGACGTGCCCGAAGTCCGAAACGCAAGCACCATCCTGAAAGCGATGGGCGTCATCTACGTCGAAGAGCGCAAGAAAGACCCGATCACGGCCTATCAAAATCTCCGCGATTCGATCATGCTGAACCTCGACGTCTTGATACCGGCGATGCCGCAGATTAAACAGATGTTCGAGCTACTGCAGATCGGGGAGCCGACGAAACAGGATAAGGGCGGTGGCAGCAAAGAGGATGCGCTCTCCAAACAAGTGAGGGGTTTGCAGAATTTCCTGACGGGCGAGGATGCTGAGGACGAGTGAGTATCGCGATTGATTGCCCCATCTGCGGTGAGCACTTTGAACGGTCCTATGGAAATAATGGACTGCGCGGGCATCTGATGCGCGAGCATAGGCGAAATGGTGACGAGGCGGTTGATCTGGTCTTTTGGCTTTTGGACCTGAAAAATGGCAGCAGCCGTTCAAATAAGTAGCCGTCGCACTCAGACGCCCGAGATGCAGGTCGTCGGCATTCTCGACGAACTCCAAACCTACGCCACCCAAGGCCGCAACAAATCTCTCGGCGAAGGATTCTTCGAGGAAGCGGATCGCTTCTACCAGTTCAATCTTCCCCTGTCGCGTTCTGCCAGTTACCGGCCCCTAGTCAGATTGTCAGAAGTCCAGCGCCTGCTGATCCAGGAAGCGAATGAGATCACTTCCCCGGTCCCGAAGTTTTTCATCACAAAGAATGGTGAGCGCGATAAGGACCGTGAGAAGGCATTTCAGGCGAATTGGGTCGAGCAGGATTACGCCGCCGAGTTTCTTACCGCCGAGATTCACGCTGGCATCTCAGGCTGCGGATTCATTCAGCCCTTTCTCGATGAGAACGCAAACAACGGGTTCGGTGCCGCGAGAATCAGATCGCGCCACCCTCGAAGTGTCTATCCCGACCCCGGCTCCCTCGACGATTCGGAGCTCAATTATGTGATCTTCGAGGATTATAAGACCGTCGAAGAACTGCGAGCCTGGTTCGGGAAACGCGCGACCAAAAATATCAGCCTCAAACGCGAAGTAGCTGGTGGCGGATCGAGTCGTCTCCCGCGCTTCACGAATGAAACGTATCCGGCGCACGGTCTGCAACTGCCGTATGGACCGATGCGTAGCATGGGACCGCTGGCCGGCGGTGCCTTTGGGTTGATGGGACCGGGGGCAGGGCGCATACGGCTTAGAACCATGTTCATACGTGATTCTACCGCTGCACCATTCAATGACGAATTAGCGCTCAGGCTGATCGAGCGGCACCAGTTACCCGAGCCTGACGTGCTGGAGCAATTTCCGACCGGAAGGATGATCTGCGAAGCTCAAGGCGATCTTCTATTCGACGACGCGAACCCCTATCCCGCGTTTCCGCTATTTCGACTGTGCGCTTTCCCTGCGATCGCTGGCTATTGGGCACCACCGCCGAAGCAGTATTTCATCGACATGCAGAATCTCGCCGAGAAGATGTTTTCGGCCAACTTCGAGAACTCGTATCGAATGAACAACGTGGTCGCCGTGGTCAACACAAATAGCGGCCTTAGTGCCGAGAACTTTCAGATCCTGCCAGGTGAGACCTATTTTGTTGATCCGCAGGGCGGCGATAAGCCAATCCAGTTCTTAACCCCGCCAGCATTGTCCGCCGATGCGATCGCGCTTCCGCAATGGATGCTCGCCTACGTCCGCGAGGGCATGGGTTTCCCACCGATCCGACAGGGCAAGGCTGGCGCTGGCAATATCTCAGCCGGACTCGCCGATCAGCAGACGCAGCAGGGATCGGGACTCACGGCGACGAAGGCCAAGATGTACTCGCGCACAGTGAAGGCCGTCGGCGAATTCCAGTTCCAGCTGATGATGCAGCACGTCGGGACTCAGAAGTTTCCGTTCGCTCTCGGAGGCGAAGGACCGGATGCGCTGTGGACCGAGCCGGAAGAATTACAGCTTGAGCAATGGAAGTGTTCTCTCGATCAGCGCAGCCTCAAGGTCGAGTCGCCGTCGAGTCTCAGGAATCTTGCGCTTGCTCTCAAACGGTTGAACGCGATTGACAACCAGACTTTGTTTGACTGGTTGGAGGCACCCGATGCCGAGGCGATGGCGCAGCGTCTCAACCAGCAACTCATGCTCGCTGCGATGGCAGCGCAAAATAAACCGGGCGGAAAGAAGAAGTGACGATCCCTACCCCGCCGTGGGTGAAGCGACCGCGCGAAAAACATCTCTGGGTGCCCGCTAAGATTGCCGCGCGCGAGTGGTTCCGCCGATCTCGCGAACACGTTGTCCGCCTATGCAAAGCTGGCGATTACGACGGCGTGTACGAAGTCTATTTTGACGGCGAAAGGTGGTGGATTAAGCTGCCTGAAAAGCTCCCAGCATCAGCCTTCAAAAAAGCCGAGCGTCCTTTGATACTTGTGATGGCTCGCTGACCGCCCCTTCTATCTATTTCAGAAAATAAAACGTAACGCTCATCTCATCGTGGAGATCGAGCGAATATCCATCCGCAGGCAAGGTGACTGGTACGAGTGTCGCTTAGCTGTCGGTGGAATTCCATGCTCCTACTCACCCTGCATTTTTGAATTCTGGGATCTCGAAGAAGAATTCGGCGGCGGTAGTGACCGCTTCTATCAGGCGCTCGCCGTCAAGTGTCTCGTCTCTCACGTCCAGGAAGCAAACTACTGGATTGAGAACGGGCATCCTTCGATGAAACCCGAACGAGACCGGGCTGTGAAATTGATTGGTCAACTCCGAGCCGACCTGCTGAGAGAAATCCATGATGCAGAATCGGCCGGTATGAGCGCGGTGGCAGCTTAGGCTCTCGCGCAATGAACGATAAGGAGCCAACTCAAATGGAACGCTATCGAAAGCGCGGCCATAAAAAGTCGCACAAGCGGAAGTAGTTTCCGGTCCCGTAGTGTTTTCAGGCCAAGGCATCGGGGCGGGTTCTCGGTCCCGCTCCGGTGTCAACTCTCTTAGAGAGGGCAATGACCGAATGAACAAGTCGAAAATCAAAAAAGTGGGGCCGCGAGCCAAGAAGCGGACCAATCGCCATAAGATGCACAAAATGGTGGGCAAAAAGTCCACCGGAAAGATGGACTGAGGACCGAATCTCTACTGAGGACTAATCTCTATGGCCGAAAAGAAAAGCAAGCGCACAGACGGAGCCTCGTCGCTGGGCACTCCCGGCTTCAAGTCTCCGATGGACGTTCCCTCGACTTCGAAAAATGAGACTTGGGACAAGCCTTTCGCAGTTCCCGGTTTCGACAGCGCGCGCGATCCTCTCGGCGTTCTGCCGGGTAGTGGCGCCAGCGCTCCGAAGACGAATCCTCGGCGCGGGAAATAGTCGATGGCCGCAGGTTTGCCAGGGATGATGATGCCGCCAGGTGGTGGCGGCGCTCCCGGTGCTCCGGGTGGCGCTCCGAATCCGATCAGCGGCTTGATGGCGCTCATCGGCAAGGGTCTCGGCTCGAACAAGATGGCCGGCGGTAATCTCGACGTGAAATCGGTCGAGGACGCGATGGCTACCGTTCAGAAAATCGCATCTACGACGATGAAGTCAAATCCGAAAGCCTACCAATCGTTTCTACGCGCATTGCAAGCCCTGCACGCCGGACTAACTGAACTCAAAAATCAACCATCGGCTGGTGGTGAGTCTGGACCGCCGCTCACGTCGTCCCTGCTCTCGATGATGGCGCCCAGCAATTCGATGGCGAATCCGCTCGGCGGAGGTAATGAGTAATGGCCTACAAGGATCTGCTCGCAGCGCTCCCCGAAGACTTCAAGATCACCGTCGGCGACAAGGAAATCGACCGCGCCGCCCTGATGGCAGAGATCGACAACGAATTTGGCACGGTCAATACCCGCGTCACCGAGCTCACCGCGCGCGAGAAGCAGCTCGCCGAAGAGCGGGATGCCGCGATCGCAGCGGCCACTCTGACGCGGCGAGAAGACAAGAAAGAAGCTCCCGTCGACACTCGCCAAGCGCTGCTCGAGGCAATGAAGGGCCTCGTCAACGAAGGCAACGAGTACGACTTTTCGGACCCCTACTCGAAGCAGCTCCTAGCCCGGGTTACCAAGGTCATCGAAGATTCCACCGGCAAGGCAACCAGCGGCCTGCAGTCCATGATCGAGCAGTTGAATCAGGGCATCATGGGCACCGCGGCGATCGCCCTCCAGCAGCAAATGAACTCTGAATTCCGCCAGTACAAGTGGCCGGAAGGCTACGATCCGAAACGCGCATGGGCCGAAGCTCTCAAAGCCGGCTATTTCGATCCGCAGACCAAGATTCCCGACATCGGCCGGTACAACGAATTCGTGATGACGCCGGTTCGCATGAAGGAAGCGGCTGACAAGCGGTACGAGGAAGGTCTCGCGGCCGGAAGAGCATCGGCACTGGAAGAGCAGCGCGCGCTCAGGACGAATCGAGGCAGACTCGGACTCGTGCCGCGACCTGGTGGCGGACCTCTCGGGGGCGGAAAGAAAGGTTCCGCTAAGGAGCCTCAAACGCTGGCGGAGGCGATCGACTCGATTGAGATCACCGATGCCGACATCGCAGCGAACAGCGGGCTAAGAGCCGGGTAATTCATGTTGCGCTTAGTCCACAGCCGCGATACTCGATCACCCATGCATGTAAAACAATTCTGCAAGTATGGGCACGAGTTCGCAGTTGTCGGCTACACGAAGATCGGTAGCTGCGCGGCGTGCAAAACCGAGTACAACCAGAAATACCGCGCGGAGCATCTTGAGCAGCTTCGCGAATATGACCGGACGCGCGGGTGGGAGAGACCGAAGGCGAAGCGCACCGCTTGCCGCAAGGGCCACGAGTACGCCGTCTTTGGACAGAACCGTTTCGGCAAGTGTCGCGAATGCGATCGGCTGAAACAGAACCGCGAATGGCACCGCGTCGGCTACCTGCGAACCATCAAAAAGAATTTTGGTGTCACTCCTGAGCAGTATCAGGCGATGTTCGACGCGCAGGAAGGTCGCTGCGCGATCTGTCGACAACCTCAATCGGAGAATCTTGACGCGAAGGGCAAACCCAAGCGTCTAGCGGTCGATCATGATCACGCGACCACCGAAGTACGAGCGCTGCTTTGTTACTATTGCAATCTCGCGATCGGCGCGATGGACGAAAGCGTCGTCCGCCTGTTCGCGGCAATATCCTACTTAAAGAAGTTCCAGAAGATAGAAGAAGTAGGATAACAAGGAGTAGGGAAAATGGCCGTAACCGGCACTGGCGTTTCACAACCTCCAGCTCAGCTTGTAGCTACAGCACAGGCCGTGTTGGCCAAAATCCCTGAAGATATTTTAGGCGATCAGGTTTTAACCCCGTCTCCGCTCTTATGGGCCTTCACGCGCAAGGGCAAAATAGGCGGCGGCTCAGCATCGATCGTCTACGGCGCGCTCTCCGCAAAGAACCTGAACAACGGCGCCTACTTCGGCGACATGCTGCTGAACAACCAGGTCGTCGATGTGGTGCAGGCGGTCGAGCAGCAGTGGCGGTTCAACTATCAGGCCGTGACGATTCCGATTACGGACCTGGTGCTGCAGAGCGGATCGGGGATGGACGGGATCCGGGACATCGTGAAGCAGCAGCTCACGATTGCAGCGGGGTCTTTCACCGATTATCTGTCTCGGGCGGAGTGGCATCTGTCGCCGGCGAATAGCGCGCTCGACGTGGATGATCTGGATAGCTGGGTCGGGAGCACGACGAACACGATCGGCGGGATCAGCCGGACGGCGAATACCTGGTGGCAACCGCAGGCTCCAAGGGCGGTCCAGAACGCCGGCACGCTGGCGATCTTCGATGCCGAGGCCGCGTATCAACTGCTCGGATTCGGGAACGACTTCCCGGACATTATGACGATGCGGCCGCTGGTGTACGCGCAGTTCAAAACGAACTTCGTGAACCAGATCCGGTACATCGACAACGACAAGGTTCTGGACGGGTCGATTCCGGAGCACTTTCTCTTCAATCGGATGGTGGTGCTGTCGGACCGGTTCACTCCGGATACGGCGGCTTACCTTTTCAACAGCCGATATATCTATCCGAAGTTTCACGTCGCCGACTACTTCACGCTGGATCCTTGGTTGAAGCCGAGTCGCCAGCGAACGGTGACGACGATGATGTACCTGACCTGGCAGATCATTTGTCCGGTGCCGTCTTTGGCCGGGCTGAAACTGACGGGCGTAGCGACTTCGCCGGGGCCGCGGTAAGGGAGAAAGATCATGGCTGACGATCCAAATCAGGTCGCGGGTGAAGAAGCGCAGTGGCCGAAGCGAAAGCGCAAGTGGCAAGGCGGCGGTTCTGAGGCTGCGGGTTCAATGCCGCCATTTGGCGCAGACTTCCGTGCGCTGATGGACGCTGACGCGGCGTTGAAGGAGAAGCAGGCTGCGGCTGCGGTCGCCAAAGAGGAACGAGAACTGGTCGCGCGCGCCGAAGCAGCGTCCAAGGTTCCCGGCGGAGAGTTTGCTGAGCTTCACAGAGAAGCGGCAATGGTCGCGCTCGATGAGTTGAACGGCTCCAGTCCGGCAGAGAAAGTCGCCGCGGTGCTTCGGCAGTGCGAATCCGCAGGGGTTCCCGAGGGCGAGGTCTCGGCTAAGCTGGCGGCGCGCGGAATTGACCAGGCCCGGCTCTCGATGATGACCTCTCAGTTGCAGGCCGCCGCGGCAAAGATTCAGGTCTAGGAGGAAACGGCAATGCCGATTCTTGCGGGAAGCGATACGATCAAAGCCGACTATGCCGGAATGGGCGAGCCGTCACTGAATACGTCGGCAGTCTCAGGCGCGCTCGCGTACAATGCGGCCTCACCACAGACTGTCACAGCAACGATTGCGAAACCGGACGGCGTGACTCAGCCGCAGTGCAAGCGCGGGAAATATCGCCTTCGAATCACTGGCGTCACGGCGGGAACTACCTTGGGAATCATCAAGGTCACAGTCGATGACGGCGCCGGGAAGACCTGCACGATCGATCTCATCGCCGCTGGAATCGTCGGGAACTGTTTCGACACTCAGCGCGAGATTCCGCCGATCGACAACGCAGTGAACGGCGGCGGCGCGAACGACGGGATGCCGCTGAATATCGTGAACATCAACGCGATCGTGGCGTTCACGACCACCGACGGAGCGGGGAACTCGATCGGCGACGTGGCGCTGGAGTTTTTCGGCGGACCGTAGCATCGAGGAAAGCAAACGCTTATCGAAGGGCGCAGGTGCGGACGGTGCCTGCGCTCTTTGTGTTTGAGGGAAGATGCGGGACTCAGACGATACCGGGGTAGATACGACGGGCGTGCCGCTCAAGCCGTTGGGAACTTTGCCCGATTCTGGCGATGACGGTAACAAGTCCGCGAAGAGGAAATCCGGTCGTCGGAGTCACAAGCGGTCGATGAAGAAGGGCGCGCGGAAGAAGTAGATGCCTACCTTAGCAGGCGATGTAATCAACGCGGCGAGACTCGAGTGGCCTGACCCGCCACAGGTGCTCCCGCGTCCGATCGTCCTGAACGTCTCTCTATCCGCGGGCGGTTCTATTGCAGGCGGTTGGGCACCGGGCGTCACCGGCTTTTTCGTTGCGACCGCGAAGAATCAGTGGGGCGAGACGACAGCGACCGGCGAAGTGAGCTTGGCGACGACTCCTGGCAATCAGGTGTTCAAGGTCGAGGTTGGGACTGGCCCAGGCGTTACAAGCGTCCGCGTCTATTGGGGTCTGAGCACTGGACAAGAAACTCAGTATCTCGAAACCAGTATCATCGATCCGATCACCGGCCTTTTTGAAGTGCTCGTGCCGGCTCCGCAAGGTGGAAGTCCCGCGACTCCGCCTGTCAGCAATTCGGCGATTTTGCCGGACACCGATGGATCCGCCATCTCGGCGAGCCAAGCCTATGCGTGGCTGAACGATGGACTGACGGAGTTGACCGAGCTGGCTGGCGGGATTCTTGACTCAACCGGTATGCAGGGCATCGCGCAGAATATGTACTACGTGGTGCCGGGGAAGTGGTACGAGATCACCGAGATTCGCTGGGACAACTGGCCGGGATTCGCGGCAAAGCGAAACGAGGTCTTCTATCGGATCGTGCTCTCGGGCGTACCGACCTTGTTCACCGAGGAAGGCCGGACGTCTCAGCAGATAATCGGTGCGTGGCCTGCGCCGGGCGCTGACGGAAATCAGACGACGCTTCAAGGCGGCGCGGCCGGCTTGGGGCAACCGTTAGGCCCGACGGATACCACGATGATCGTAGCGAACGCGCTGAACTTCACGGTGCAGCAGCGGGTGCTCATCGACAACGAAGTGATTCTCTACGGCCAGGTGAACGCGGGACCGGGGGGCAATTACACGCTCTCAGGCTTGATCCGCGGAGTAGGCGGGGCGCGCGCGGCAAGCCATGCGGTCAACGCGACCGTCACCGAGCTCAAGATCACGGTGGTTGGCTATCGCTATCCGACTCAGTACATGGTCGGAGATTCAGCGGCCACTCTCGACGTGCCACCAGCGTGGGAAGTGCCGATCCGCCAGTACATGAGGTATCGCTATCTGAGTCTCGAGCAGGGCGACGACGACGCGCAGAAAGTGTACGAGTCGTTTCAGGCGCATGGAAATAGACTACGCATTCAACGAATGGGAGCGGTGAGATCGTTGCAAGTCGGTCCACCGTTGCTCTCAGAGGATCCAGCGGGCGCGTGGGAAGGAAGAATCCTGATTCCTTAATGTAGGATTATGGATCCGCAAGTATTAATGATGCTGCTCCCCTTGCTGCTACAAAACAGCGGTGGCAGTGCGGGGCCACCGATACAGGACATTCTTGCGTCGATCAGTGGTGGCGCGTTTCCGAGTCAGCCGGGATCGGGTAGTAGTTCGGGCGGTGGCGGTCTTGGGAGTTTGCTCGGACTACTAACGAGCGGAAGTCCTCTTGGAAGTATTTTGTTGTCTGGATCAGGCGGAATCGGTCTCGGAAACCTTATCGGTCCACTTCTGGGCGAACAGGGTGGCCTCGGCAGTTCTCTTGGCGGTCTCGGCGGTGCCGGCTTGGGCCTGCTCGCTGGTCTTCCGTTCGGCCCTATCGGGGCTATTCTCGGACCTCTGGTTGGCGGTTTCGGTGGCGATTTGCTCGGGGGATTGTTTGGTGGCGGAATCCCAAACACGGCGAAAACGGGCGCGATCGAATCGAACCTTGCGGCCTCGGGGAACCCCAGCGAGCAGTTGCTAGCGGACTTCATCAATAATCAGGTGCTCGGCCAAGGCAAAGTGCTATCCAGTCCGGGCGGTGCGAACACTGGCAAGATGGCTCAGATCATCGAATGGCTGACGGGGCAATCGTTTCCCGGCCAGACGAAGGGCGGCGCGAACATCGGCGACATTGGCTTTTCAAACCCGGGTGAGATTCCAGTGCCGCGCGATCTGTCGAGGCTCAATCAGCTTTTCGGGGCATCGCCGGAATTGTCGGCCAGCGAGATTCTGCCGTTCCTGCCGCAGATCGAGGCGATGGTGGGCGGCAATGGCGCCGGCGGATTCAAAGACTTGGGCGGTCAAGTGCTGGCCCTGATCAACAGCGTGAGCGGGCAGCAGAAAGCGAACCAGGCGGGAGGATCGACGAACCCGACTGGAACCGGCGGGAATGCTCTCGCGGCCGCGTTCGGTGCGGGCGGTGGAAACCCGAATATGAGCAAGCTCAAGGCACAGCTCGCGCGACTAATGGGAAGCGGCGAAGGCGCGGGCGCTGGAAACTTGGTGGGAGCGACCTGATGAGAATAAAAACCAACGAGCTACCTCCGGAGATCATTGTCGCGATCGAATTGACGTGCGAGATGATTCGCGCCGCGCGTGGGACGATGACCGCCGAATACATCGGCGATGCATTTGATCTTCTTCAAGCGAGGGCGCTCAAGTCGCTTTACGATCACCAAACCAACAAAGAGAAGTTGAGAGTGCTTAAATAATGGCGCGACCGTTCGACAGCGTTGACTCCCCGTTGCAGAGGCAGCAGCCATTCTCGCAGTTTGGCGGTGCGCCGACGAGAGAGCCGAGGATGCAGCACCCGAAGGATACGAGTGCGGTCACGCATCCGGGATTTGAGCCGATGATGCAGCACGCGCCAATCGCGATCCTGATGGCCTTGCTTTCGCATCCGGCGTTCGGGCCGTTGATCATCAGGATGCTTTTAGGAGCGAGTAGATGAACCCTATTCTTCAAGCGATTCTGGCAGCACTCGGAACGGGTGGCGGTGGACTATTCGGCGGTCTCAACACGCCCGCGAGCGGCGGCGGTCTGTCTCCCGCGATTCTCGCGCAGCTTGGCATCACGGCTCCCGTCGCGGCAGGCGGTGCGAATCCCGGCATCCTGACTCAGCTCGGGCAGATGCTCAATCCAGCGAATCCGATGGCGGGCTTGCTCCAACTGGTCTCGGGTGGAGCGATGCTCCCGTTCGCATCGAAGGGCGAATCGTCGATCGAGAACGTAATGAGCTTTCTGAGCAATCCGCAGAAGTTCGCGAATCTCTTCAAGCAGATCGCGGCGCCGATGAATAAGACGCTGGTGAAGACTTTGCAGAGTGAGGGCGAGGGCGCTGCGGCGGAATCGGGACTCGGGCAATCGGCTGGCGCGGTATCATCAGCGGTTGCGAAAGCGGCGGCCCCTTACGTGCAGCAGAATATTTCGGCAGCACCGGGTAACGCGCTGAATCTCTTACAGCAGCAGATGGCCGGTGCGAGCCAGTTCGGCAGTCCCTATGCGGCGATCGCGCGGATGTTCCAGAATCCGGAGCAAGGGGGATCGTTGGGCTTCTAATGGCTGGCGCAATCTTCGGTCCAATCGCCGGTCTTGCCGGATTAGCGGCTAATAGTCGCAGCGCGGGCCAGCGCGAGGCTCAGCTCGAAGCGCTGAATCAGCTCAAAATGAGCGGAATGCTCGAAGAGAACGCGGCGAACGCTTTCACTCTCAAACAGACGCAGGCCCAGGACGCAGCGCGCCAGAAGATTTTGAACGATCCGAAGACTCCGCAATCGGTGAAGGATGCTCTCGCGCTCGGGGCGACTCCGACGGACGCTCTCAAGATGCAGACGCAAATGCTCACGAGCAAGGTCGAGGCGGTGCTCCTTCAAATGCCGGACAAAGCCAGTCGGCAGGCGTTCTGGTCAACGGCGGCGGAAGCGAACCCGAGTCTCGTGATGACGCCGACGATCGCGAAACTGCTTGGGATCGGCGGAACCGACGATGATTATAACGCCGCGCGAACAGCGCTTGCGAAGTCGCGGACGACGCAGATCGACCTTCTGAACAAGATGATGCAAGACCCCGCGATGAAGGCGCTGGTTCTGAAAGCGCTCGGTGGTGGTGCATTGGGCGGACCGGATGACCTCGGGGGCGGAGCGACTGGCGCTCCCGACGATTTGGAAGAGATCAAGTAATGGCTGACACCACCTATCTCTACAGCCGATCGCGAAAGGCGTGGTTTGCCAAGGATGCCAGCGGGCACATTATCCAAGTGCCGGATGCTGCGGTGCCTCAAGCGAAGCGCGATGCGGTATCGAAGAAATACGCTGCTGGTGGTGAAGGGCCGCCGACTGCTTCGAGCTTCGGTGTGCGAATGGGACCGTTCACTATCGGCAAGAAAACTCAGACCGGCATGAGCGTGTCTGAGAAAGCGCAGCGCGAAAAACTTGATCGGGAATCCGCTGATCTGCTCCGACAGGCTACGGACCTTCAGCGGCTCTACCGCGAGAAAATCAAGCCCAAGCTCGACAGCGGGCAGATCAGTTCAACGAAGGCCGGCCTCCAATACACTCGCAGGGGCATGGCTCGAATGCTCGGACAGGGTGAACTCGATCCCGACGTCGAGAACTTCATCACCAAAACGGGACAATTCGCCACGGCGGTCAATTCGTTCTATATGCAGGCCGGCCAAGGTCGCGCGAGCGCACTCGGTTTCAAGACGATCGTGATGCCGCACGTTCCTCATCCGCCATCGGGACCGGGCGAAGTACTCGGGTTGGATTCCGGCGTGCCGCAATGGGATTTGCAGCAGCAGGGCGGACAGATCGACACGATCATCGACAACATCAAAAGGGAGCGCGCCGCGGGCTGGACGTTTCAGGAAGGTGGTGGAGCGAATCCTAGCGCGACGGCTACGCCATCGAATCGCAAGCCGCTTCCGGGCGGATACACGCTCGATCCGGCCACCGGCAAGGTTTATCCGCCAAGTGCGACTCCGACGCCCACGGCCAAGCCAAATGCGATGCCGCCAGGATTGCCGGTTCCTTTGATGAAGCGGGCGGGCGCTGGTGCTAAACCACCGCCGAACCCGTTCAAGGTTTTGGAGATTCCGCCAATGGTAGGCGGGGGCTGATATGGCCGACGAAACGCCAATCGATCCGAAAGACCTCCCGCCCGAAGTCGCGGCGGCCGCTGCTGCTGCTATGGGCGCGAAAGGTCAGAGCTGGTGGGAGCGGAATATCAAGCCGTACCAGAGGCCGGTCGCGAATGTGCTGGGCTACTGGCCACCCGGGACGCCGGACTTTATCAAGAAGCTCGGACCTCCAGGTGCAGCGAAGGAACTCAGCGAGCAGATCGTACCGAGTACCGCGACCGATGCGGCGCTGAATGCGCTCATGCTCGCGATGCCCGAAGGACGGATGCTTGAAGCACTGCCGCCACCAGTGCGCGCATTGCTCAAGAGCCGGCTCGGCAGAATCGGGATGATGACCGGAGCGGGCTATGGGGCCGGCAAACTGACTGGCGAGGGAGGCCCGAAAGGTGCGGCCAAGGGAGCGTTCGGACAGACTGCCGGTGAAGTGGGTAGCGTGGCCTTCCGGCGACTCACGGAGGGCAACGAAGCGGCTCGGTATATACGCAATCTTGGACCGAAGATTCAGGATCAGTACCCGATAATTGGAAGCGCCTTGCAACGTCTCAAGAAGAATCTTTCGACCGCGTCGGATTACCTAGTGTTTAAGGGTGGCATGAAGTCGCCAGCGATGAAGGAAGCGAGCGCCATTCTCGATGAGATGAAAACCGCCGTCGAGGGCGCAATCGGCGGGCGTTATCAGGCGATGCGTCGTTCGCCCGCTTTTCAGAACCTGATTCGAGACAATCCGGCCGAGGCGAGAGAATTAGGCATCGGCACCGGATCGCCGTTGACGTTTCGACGCATGGATGAATTTATCAGTCGCGCGCGCGCTAATGCGTACAGTCTCGCGACGGGCGCGGGGAAAGATGCCGCCAAGGCTGCCCGCATCAGAATCAACGCGGATCAAGCGCTCGACGATCTGGCGAGCCAACTGAACACACTCGCGCCGGGAAGTGGCGAACTATACAGGTCCGCTCAAGGCGACTGGCATCAAGCGCGGCAGTTGGCCGATATGTTCACCGAGAAAGGCGTCTTTGAGGGTGGAGCCGTCTCGCCATCGCGACTACAGGAACTGGCGATGGAGGGTGAGCGAACGGGATATTTCACCGACCTTGGTGACACGCCAGTACGGAGTCAGATTTTCCGAGGCGGTGACGCGACAGGTACGGATCGACCGCGTGGCGGCATTCGAATCCATTACGGTCACATGGGAGCGCATATTAATCCGTTCGGCACGAAGCGCGTCGGGGCGGAACCGGTCGAGCTTTACCACGGCATCCCGGCGATCACAGGGAAGGCCGTCGCGAATTGGTTCTCGGGGGATAACTGATTGCCGAGTGTGTCAAATCGCCAGCGGCGCTTTTTCGGTGCCGAGCTTGGAAGGAAACGCCACGGCAAAGCAACCAAGACGAACATGCCTGAATCGCAGCTCAGGGACTTCGCGAAGAAGCCCATCGCAAAGAAGAGGTCAAAGGCGCGTACCAAAAAGAGCGCGCACAGGAGATAGAGATATGAAAAGGATACTCGGAAAAGTGCTCGCTCTGCTTTTCGCCGTCTTGGTGATCGGAATCGCCGGATCGGCGCACGCGCAGACCGCGACCGCAACAGCAACTGCAACCGCCACGGCAACTGCGACTGCCACCGCTACTGCCACGGCCACAGCAACCGCGACCGCAACTGCGACCGCGACTGCCACAGCCACACCGCAGCCGCCAGGAAACGTGGCTTGCCTCACGGCGAACTCGACGGCGAGCGGAACAAACTGTAGCGGCTGTACGCCTCTATTCATCTCGAACCCAGGGCGTCGCGGCTTGCAGTGCGAGAATCTGAGCTCGTCGATCGTGGCTACCTACTGCATTGCACCCGACAACGCTCCAAACACGCTGACGGACCAGTGTACGAGCTTGCTCGGCTTCCAGTTGCCGGTGACGACCTCGGGCACTAACAACATCGTCACGTATCCGGCGACGGGAAGCATCGCAGGAAGCGCAGGGGCTGGTGCTCCGACAGGCGCGGTCTATCTCTCGACCGCCTCGTCAACGGCGCTCGTCTGCTGTCTGCAGTGGTGACGTGAAGAGGCGACTTATATGGCTGGCGCTGGCGTTTGGCCTTTGGTGGTCGACGCCAGCGCTCGCCAACGGGGTCTCGGCGTCCTATGCGTGTCTGAGCACAGGCTCGACGCAGCTAGTCGGAATAAACGGTGGCCGCAAGGGATTCATGTGGCAGAACACCGGAACCGTTCCCGAGGTCATCGCGATCGGAACCGGGAATGGGTGTAATGGTGCCGGCCCGAATGGGACGGTCCTATATCCTGGCGACGTCTGGAAACTGCCGGATGGATCTGAGCCGGTCCCGACGGCGGACATTTCCTGCTGCACAGCGACGGGAACCGGGGTAGTCTCCGGGATGGAGTGGTAGCCATGAAGCGAGAAATAGCGTCAGAACCCGGCAAGGACGAGAAGCCTCGCTACTCCGTTCACTTTCATGCGGAAGGTGACTCGATGGATGACCTCCACCGGAAGATGGGCAAAGCTTTCGGCAAGGATGGCGGTTCCAAAGAGGGCGAGAACAAGCGCCCGAATCGACGCGCGCGGAAGTCCATGAAGCGCGATATGAAGAAGCACGGTGCAAAGAGAGGCTGACCCCCATGAAGCGATTTCTGATCGTGCTTTCTGTCGGCCTGCTCGTGTGGCTGGTGTGGATCGCGTCCGCAAAGGCTCAGACGATACCCCAGCGCGCGAAGATTAGCGCTGCCGTGGGTTCGCCAGCCGCCGCGGTGAGCTGCGGTCCTGCCGCTCCATCAGGTTCGACGCTCCCTCTCGTGAATCACCTGACCGGCTATACAGTCATGTGCGGGAAGGCCAGCGGAACGACCAGCGAAGCGACCGTGACCGTGACCGGGCTGAGTGGAGGCACCGCCACGCTCGGATATATAGACGAGTCTCAAACCGGCGTCTCCTTTATTGCGGAAGACCTGACCTATCCCGCGATTGCGGCGTCGGGGTCGTCGGCGATCACGATCTCCATGCCGGCCGTGACGAACGGAGGACCGTGTACGTGTGTCGCCATCTACGCACAGTATTAAACGCCTTCCTGATCGGCCTGCTCCTGTCCGGTACGTCGCAGGGACTGGTCGCGCCACTGCCGCCGTGGTGCTCGCCGAACTCGCATAAGCCGGGATGCGGCGGTGGAAGCTCGGTCAATCCGACTGTTCCCGCGAATCTGAAATCGACGTCGACCGTCGTACAATGCACGGCGACGGCTGGAAACAATACCCTCACGGCCTGCTCGCCCTCGGGCATCATTGCCGTGGGAGATGCGATCGCAATACCTGCTGCTGGCCCAACGCCGGTCATCGCGGCACCGTCGATCAATGCGATCAACTACGTGTCCTCGAGCATGGGGGTGAATCCGCCTCACACTGGCACTTGCGTCCATTGCTACGCGGCGTCCGCGATCGAACTGGATAACCTCTCAGAGACCGGATGCGGGCAGGCGTGGTGTACGCAGGCGACCGAGCCTTGCACGCTGAGCGCGGGGCAGGAAGAGAACGTGATCATCACGCCGGTAACTGGCGCGCTGTCCTATGTGATGCACGCCTGCACGGTGCCGACTGCCACGGCAACGAGCACGGCAACCGCTACGGCGACGGCGAGCGCATCTCCGACGAGCACTGCCACGGCGACGGCCACAGCCACAGCAAGCACCAGCGCCACGGCGACTGCTACCGCGACCGCAACTCCGAGCGCCACAGCGACTAGCACCGCGACCGCGACCTCGACGGCTACCGCGACGACGACCCCAGCGGTGACGGCCACTCCGACGCCCACGCCGAGCGCGGTCCCGACCAACTCGCCAGCCTGCACGCCGCTGAGTGTCGCATGGCCGATCCCGCAAGCAATCCTGCCGGGTTATCCGGACATGGGCCTGACGAACGTGCAAGGTGACGCCTGCGGTGCTCCCACGCATGGGACGATCTATGGGACGGTGACGGTTGTTACGAACTCCACGATCACCTATTCAGGGCCAGCGCCTACGATCAATGGCTCGGTGAGCGTGGTCGAAGAGAACGGCGCCACGATCAACGCCAAGAGTGCGTCGTACACCGCGGCGACTCCGCCTGGCGGGGCCGTGAACGTGATTCCCACTGGCGACTATTATTTCGCGCGGGTTCTGACGGTGCCCAACCAAGTCACGTTAGCTGCTCAGGCACCTAGCGGCGTCGAGTACCCGGGGAAGGCAGTCGCGATTCCGCCATTGGGATCGCTTGAGAACGGGACTCGCCTAATCTCGGCACTGCCGGATCATCTTTTCGGCGTTCAAATGTGGAACGGGGTGAACGAGGGATTCAAGAATTTCGTGCTCGACATGACCCATATCAACGCGAGCTCGACGGTCAGCCGCGGGCAGACGGGAATCATCGGAGATGCGGACGGGACGCCGGGGCAGCAGATCAGCAATAACAAAGCGCGCATCAGCCATATCGAGATTTACGGCGCCGCGACGTGGGGCCGCTTCGGCGGGAACTTGACGATCGCCAACCAGGCACCACAGACGGACGTGAGTGAGACCACCGTCGAGGACTCTCACGGCTACAATGACAGCAGCATTGGGGGTACGGGCCAAGCGGCTTACGGCATCCTTCTGGTGGGTGGAAACGTCTTCCGCGACACGATTGACCGGACGACGATGCTCGGCAATGCGATGTGTCAGGGCTATACCTTGCTGGGCACTGGATCCCTAAACGCTCTCTACGACGATGAGATGGCGGGAACGTGCGCGCAGTCCTCGGGGAAAGCTGGCTACGGGCTGTGGCTGAACACCGGGAATACTCAACTCGTGTTGGGCTTCCATACCGAAGGCCCGCATCTGCTCGATTCGCTCTATGTCGCGCCGAGTGTTGGCGAGATCCTTCAAGGCAGCAACGGCGGCGAGACCGTTCCGCTTCTGGTGATCGGCGGGAGCTCGCTCTTTAACAACGTCGAGCATTTAGGAACCGGGGCGATCGTTGACCTTGGCAATATGAGCGTCCCGACCGGCGTGTGGGCGATGGAGAGCACGGTGTCCACGGTGATCGGCGGCTTGGGACAGTGGCAGGCGACGGTAGCGGGCGGCGGTGTGACTGGCGACACGATCGGGGCGAGTTCGGACGTGACGTTGGGAACGCATGTCAGCAGGCTCGTGGTGGCTCCAAGCATAGACGAATTTGGAACCTTGGGGTCGGCGGCGTACTACACATCGCCTGGTGTGCGGACCTCGACGCGGGGCTGGTGCCAAGGGGCGAGCATCGTTACTGGCGGCTTCGATATTCTGCCGATGGCGATCAACGCGAATAACTGGGCACCGAATACGACCTATTCGAGCGGTGAGCAGATCATCCCATCCCAAACCGGATCGGGTGGCGGCTACTCATCCGTGTTCCAGAACGAAGGCGGCTCTTGCACGACCGGCAGCAGTCCCCCTGAATGGTGTCGCGGACCGCTGTGTGTGAACGCGGATGGCGGCTGTAATCAGTGGCAGTGGATAAGCAATTCCTGCGTTACGCCAGTCTTGTCGATCTTCCCGACTGGCCCGAAATTCACCTGCTATTATGCGAGTCAACTGCCGACGCTGAATGTGACGATGGGAACCCCGGCTTGCGTGCTCGATTGGAACGGGACGCCGGGAACGTGCGTGGGCGGTAGCTACGGAAACTATAAGCTCGCGATCTACAATGGGACGCGGTGGCAGTGCCAATAAGGAAGTTCCTCTGGCTCGCGCTTTTGGCGCTTGCCGGTTGCGCCGCGCCAGCATCGACGAACGTGATTCACCTTGCAAACGGCGACCCTAAGTGTATGACGGGGCAATTCGTGACCGGAATGAGTCCTATGGCCTGCTCAGGGGGATTGGCGACCGGCGTGGAGAACGTGACCACCTTCGGTGCGACAGGGCAGGGTTTAGTCACTGACGCGCCAAGCTCACAGGCGGCAATCAACGCGGCGGGCGTCAGCCACTCGACGGGCTTCGGCGGCAACGACAACGGCACCCAGGTCGTGTTCCCGCCAGGATATTACCTGCTCGATTATCCGCTGTGGCTAAATCAAAGCGGCGTGTCTCTGGTCGGGATGGGCACCTTCGCCTCGGCACTCGGACCCACCTACGACTTCGGGCCGACGATCGTAGCCACGGAATCCACCTATGCCGGGATGCCGACGCACGCATCGCTGGTGACGGGTGCGGGCGCGGCCTTCGACTTCACGCAGAATCAACTCAAGTACTGGCTGAACCTGCGCGAGTGGGACGGCGTGAATGGGCCGTTCGGCACGCATAGCGGCTTGAACATGAACGGCCTCGGCGCGTTCTCTATCGAAGCCTTCGTGAATGACAAGACCGCTGGCGATGGAACAATAGTCAGTAGCGGCGGCACGCCTGACAGCGTGACGGGATTCGTACAGGCGTTTCAGCTAGGGATCAATGGTGGCAACTGGCAGGCCCGATTCTTGACGACCACGAATGGCTACCTGAACACTGCGGGCGCGGTGTCCCTCAACACGCTGGAATACCTGCTGTTCCAGTACACCGGCTCCCATTACTGCATCTACGTCTGCACGCCGGGAAGCACGAACTGCGCGGTGACTGCTTCAGGAACTGCGACGGGCACCTTAATTCAGAATCCGCTCGAAGATGTGACGATAGGCCCGCAGGCTGCGATTTCGCCGAACAGTTCCCGCGAAGGCAACGCCATCAACGGCTACATCGACTCCGTGCGCATCTCCAGCGTGGCGCGCTATAGCGCGGGCGGTCTCTGCGACACGATAGCCAGCGTGCCGAATGCGAAGCTCACAGCGGACGCGAACACGTTGATTCTCACGAATGGCGAAAAAGACCCGAACGGGCTGACGGTGAAAGCCTACGACGGCGCGAGCACTTACGGTTGGCTCTTTCCCTACAACATCACCTCGGCGACGGGAGTAAGCCGGATCTCGATCAGCAACCTCGCGATCAACCCGACGCAGTTCAAGGACGTGTCGGGAATCATCGCGGAGAGCGTCCACGACTCGCAGTTTGGGCCGCTCTACATGACGCCGAACATCGAAGCGCCGATTGAGATGTTCAACCTGTCCTATAACAACAACCACGTTCACGACATCTACGCGATAGGACCGGGGCGCTTCGGAATCGCGAATCTCGGTGGCGGCTTCAACCAGTTCGACAACCTGAGAATGCGCACCTACTTCGCCTGCTACGACATGGTGATCGGATCGGGATCGTTGCGGAACGCGCTCTGCGCGGACAACACCGGCGGCGGCGTGGCGTATCGGTTGATAACCGGTGGCGGGGCGAATGTCGATGACTATAGCCCTGCGAACGACTTCGAGAACGGCGGCAACATGAAGGCCAACGTCTTGCAGACCGGCGGCGGCAACGTGCAGATTCACGGCGGTGCACTGGCGACGACCGACAACGCCCCGCTTGTGTGGATGGATGGCGGTGGCAATGCGACCCTGACCGGAACTGCCTTGGGAGCGACGGGCACACCGAGCGAGATAGTCCATTCGACCGGCACGGCGGGAACGGTGCAATTCACCAACTCGCAATTCGCCAGCGGGCTAAGTGCGGTGTCGATAGATGACGTGGCGGGAGTGTCGGTGGTGACGCCGTGCAAGGGCAAGGTGACGCTATCCAGCGGCTCGGGCACCTTCACCAACACCTGCGTCAGGGCCAACAGCCAGTGCGGCGTGAGCGCGGCGCATACCTGCACGCCGACAGTTAGCGCGGGCAGTGTGGCCTTATCGGGAACGGGGAGCGACGTATGCAGCATAAATTGCAACTAGCTCTTATCGTCCTTGTGCTAGCTTGCGCACAGGTCGCGTCGGCGCAAATCAGCGGCCCCATCACGCAGGCGGTAGGCGGCGGCAATGGCGGCAATGCCGTGATCTCCATGTCGCCCACCGGCACGACGCACAGCATGATCGCTATCGCGATGTGCTCCAACTCAGCCGGAACCACCAACGTCACGGTCAGCGATGCGCACAATACTTGGGCTAGAGTGGTCGGCTATAACAACGATGGCACATCTGATGTTGAGATTTGGCGAGCGAACAGCGTATTCGCTGGCACCTATAACGTCACGGTCGCGCGGGGCGGCTGCAATCGAGTCGCCGCGAATATCTCGGAATGGTCGGGTCTCGGTGCGTTGGAACTGACGGGTAACGGGCATGGTTCAGCGCAATTTACAGGCACCAGCGAATCTTCGGGAACCATAACCACCACGAACGCGCAAGACCTAATCATTGGTGGGATAGGGGACGCGAGTGATAATAGCGGCGTTCTAAGCCTCTCGTGCGGACCGACAAGTTGTACCGGCACACCGAATACTATGACTGGGTTGACTATTACTAATAGCGGTGGTGGCTTCGTGGCGATATACCCCGCATACAGCAACTCGACGGCAGCGGGGCTGTGGCAGGAAAACATGAGCAAGGCCGGGAATAGCTCACTCGGCGCCTACAGCGGCATTCTGGTCGGGATAGAGGGGCCGACGCCCTCTGCCACCGCAACTGCTACAGCGACAGCCACGGCGACAGCGACAAGTACGGCAACTAGCACTGCGACGGCAACCAGTACAGCCACAGCGACCGCAACTAGCACTGCGACCGCTACTGCGACCTCTACTGCAACTGCAACGGCTACAAGTACGGCCACCGCCACCAGCACAGCGACCGCGACACCCACTTGTCCCGGTCGAACCTCATCCTCGATGTGGAGGCGCGCGCTGTGCCCTTAGCATCGAAAACCGTACAGAACTTTCAAGGGCTTTTCGCGAATTACCAGATCCTCTCGCAGCCCAAGGGAACCGTCTCGCGCGACTCAAACTTGTGGTTTGCTACTCGCGGCGCGCTTAGGACGATCCCCGGATCGAAGATCATTTGCGCTCCGGGCGTCGGCGCTCCATCGGTTTTCTGGCGTGCGATTCAGGTGTTTTTTCCCTCGATCGCAGCATCGTACCGGCTCTTTGCGCTTTCGGTGATCGCCAGCGGCAGTTCAACCGCTGTGATGTACGACGTCACCGGAGCGACCTGGAATACGCCTGCAGCGATGACGATCCCGAGCCAGGGTGGATCGTTCGCCAAGCGCCCTGCCATTCTCGGCGGCACTCCACAACCGACACCAGTTCTGTTGCCCTACGCTGACAAACTGATCGCGGCAGTCAGCGATTCCGTGCCACCGTTCGAATACGACGGATCGACGCCAGCGGCCGCACCAACCTTGAGCAGCACCGCGGGCGGTGCGCTTCCCCCGACAACGTACTACGTTCGCGTGGTCTACAACGGTTACGCGACCCCGAGCGCTGAATCAGTCCTCGCAGTTGCAGGCGGCAACGTCCTGGTCGTTCATTCACCGCCAGCGGTCGTGCTGCCCCTCGTGACGACCACCTATGACGTCTACGTCGGAACCTCTTCCGGAACCGAGACGAAGCAGAACACCGCGCCGATCAACATCGGCACCAACTGGACCGAGCCAAATACCGGCCTCGTGGCAGGCGGCGCCCATCTATCCGCTCTCACCGACTCCCCCGGCGGCAAGCAGCTCATCAACGATTTCAACTCGAATGCGAAATACGCGAAGTGGAAGCCCAATCACACCTATAGCCAGGGCAAGATCATCACGATCATTGTCGATAATATCTCGTTCGAGTACTCAGCGACTCAGCAGGGAACGACAGGCGACGGATCGGGCACTCCCGGTAATCCCAACGGTGCCGACAATGCCGACCAGTTCCCCACGCAAGTCAACGCCACCATCGTCGACGGGGATATGGGCTGGGAGTGCTTAGGACCGCTCCCCGGGCCTCCGCCGGGTGCCGCCTACGTCTTCAACCATCTCGGCTTCCTGTGGCTCTGGGGAACGGCTAGCGACTATCTGGCGGACGGTATCTCGGGACCGGATGCAATCTGGCAATCGGGCCTGAATGACCCCGAGAGCTTCGATCCGGCCTATACCGGGTACGTCGCCAAGGGGAACGGGGAAACGGCTCAGGGTGGCGCCGTGCTGACGCTCGAGGAAAGCGGGATCGCCGCGACTCAGCAGTTGGTGCTCTTTAAGGACGCCTCGACGTACAGCGTGTTTGGCGACTTCTCGACCTCGATCGAGATTTTGCAGGCTCCGGGCGGTGTCGGGTGCATCGCTCCAGGGACCATTCAGTTTATGGCCGATCTCGGGATTCTGCGGCTCTCGTACAAGGGCGTGACCCTCTTCGACGGGCAGAACGACACCACCGAGCTCTACACCGATCCGATCCGGTCGTACATTTTCGGCGAGATAGACCCCAACAGCGGCGCCTATGTAATTCAGCCGCTGGACTTCGCCAATATCCAACTGGCTAAATCGACTCAGGTGAAGAACCCGAGCTGCTACGCTTTCATTGCCCCGGTCCTCGGCGGCACGACGACGCGCCTGTTCATCTACGACCTCGAAGCTCAGATTTGGGCGATCGGGGATCTGCCTTGGAATATAGGCGCGGCGAGTTTCCAGCCGACTCTTTCGGGGATGGAATCGGTCGTCGGCCTTGCGAACGATGGCACGATTCGCAGGATACTCAATCCTTCGGACCTCGATTGGGACGGGACGCCGATCGTGTCGAGCGTGCGACTGCCGGAATTCGGTCGAGCGGCTCAACCGCTCTATATCCGGGGCTTCAACATCCGCGCGCGAGGCTCAGGGCGCGTTACGAGCGTCACGGCGACCTATAAGGGGGTGCAGGGCAAGGAGATTCTGAGAGCGCCGCTATTGCCTCCGCAGATGATGACTGGACCGGTCGATTTCAAGGTCAAGGTGCTCTCGGTCCATATTGACCTCGCTTTTGTCGGCCAGGTGCTGATCGAGGGGATCGAGTACCAGATCAAAGAGAAGCAGACCACGAGGGTTGGCGCATGAGTTCGAGCACCCCTGGCATGGGCGGCGTCAGTTCGCCGGCAATCCGGCAGATGCTCCAGCGCATCTTGAAGCCACATTGCTTCCGCGGGCTGTCGGTCATGGACGTCGCCGGCCTGCAGACGGATTCACGCGGCAACGTGATTGCGTCGGTGATTTCAGACGGCGTGACGATCGCGGGCGGTATGAACGGCGTCCCGATAAGCGGGATGGGCGGTCCTGCCGGCCTCGGGACACTGATCGTGGTCACCAAGGCTTTCGGGGCGTCTCCGTTTGCGGCGGCCCTCAGTCCACAGGCAGGGACGGTTTTTCGATGCTCGGCGGGCGCTGGCGCGGATTTCGTTTTCAATCTGCCGGCCGCAACGGGTAGCGGACAGTGGTGCGTCATCAAGAAGATGGACGCCAACGCGCACAATATCGCGGTGACGCCGAACGGGGGAGATACGATCGACGGAGCGAACGCGGCGGTCAATGTGGCCGTCCAGAATGACGCGCTCTGGCTCTGCGATACGGTCGCCGGTGCGTGGGATAGTCTATAGTGACAATCAGTGTCACAACCCGTAGCGTATGGTGTATTATCAGCCCATAGCGGAAGTAGAATCCTACGAAAGGACGACCGGAGAAATATGATTGTCTACCAACGGAGATGCAACGCAGAACAAGCAAGTCATCGGTTGGGCCGTGAGCGCTCTGGCGGCAATCGGCATGATGCTTTTCCAGTGGGCCATTCTCGGCAGTATTTCCGAACTCCGCACCGACGTATCCAACTTGCGTTCCGATATGAGTAGCCTCAACGCCACGGTGTCCTCTCTGAATACGGCGGTCTCGGATATAAAGCAGGACGGAATTGACTCGAAGGCCAAGGAGCAGTCCGACGTGGACAAGCTGTGGACAGCGCAGGAGCGCACCGACGATGCTATACAAGGGCACGACGGTCGTAGAAGATAATCGGTGAGGTAAGCGATGGCTAAATCAAAGCGGCGAAAGCGTGGCGGTCCACCTGTCCGCGCCACCTTGGGAGGCTTGCTAACCGCCTTCGACGCCGCGCTCGCCATCACGCTCCAGTACGAAGGGGGAGCCTCTAACAATCCGAACGATCCGGGTGGACTCACCTACAAAGGCATCACCCAGCAGCTTTACGAAACCTGCTGCCGCCACTACGGATGGCCGATGCAGCTCGTCACTCAAGCAACCGCCGATCAGATCCGAACGATCTACCACGATCAGTTTTGGGTGCCCGCGCGCTGTGAAGCCATGTCAGAGCCGTGGGCGATAGCGGCGTTCGACTTCGCGGTCAACTCAGGCGTGAATGCCGCGCTCATCGGAATCCAGGTCGCGCTCAAGGTCCGGGGTCTCTACAAGGGCAAGATAGACGGCAACGTAGGCCCATTGACGCTGGCGGCGATGAAACAGAACCCGGCTACGATCCTGCTCGACCACCGCGGCGGCTTCAATCACGGATTGTGGGTGGAGAATGCGCGACTGACGGACTTTATGAACGGGTGGATCGCGAGAGACCAAGACTTGCGCGCGCGGATTTCCGCGATGTGGAAGGAAGGCGGCTAAAGGTGCCCAACGAACTCGACCCCAACGGCAACGTATGGACGATAGACGCTCTCCGAGTCTATTTGCTCGCCCAGATGGCGGCGCTGCGCGAGATGATGAACTCGCAGGAAGCCACCAACAAAGAGCGGTTTCTGAACGCTGAGAAGAACGTAGCGTTCGCGCTATCTGCGGCCGAGAAGGCCGTCTCAAAATCGGACGATGCCTACAACAAGCGCTTTGAACAGGCCAACGAAACCAAATCACTAGCGGCGGACCTCGGCGCCCGGATGGCGACACGGATCGAAGTGGAGCAGCAGATCCGGGGCGTGCTCGACAAGATCGAAGGCCCCCAAGGACTCGGGCAGCGGGTCGGTGAATTGGCCAGTCGCATAGACAAGGTTGTCACGATTGGCTCGGCACAGGCGGAATTACGCGGAGAGTCGCGGTCGCAGGGGCATTGGACTGTCCAGACCGCGATCCTCAGCTTGGGGCTGATCGTCAGCTTGGCGTTCTCGATACTGTCGCTCTTTATCAAGCGTTGAAGGAGGCAAAGCGGTGTTACTGCTAATCATCATCCTTATTCTGCTTTTCGGAGGTGGCGGATACTATGGCGGGTGGTACGGCCCCTACAACTATGGCTCCTATGGTCCGGGTGGCTTATTGCCGCTGATTCTTATAATCGTGCTCATAGTTCTCTTGATGCGAGGGAGGTTCTAAACATGGACGCTTCTGTACTAACCTGCATCGTCGCGATCTGGGCATTTTGCTATATCTTCTGCGAGTACAGCCCGCCCCCGCAGCCGGCCCGGCAGTTTGTTCTTATGCTCGGCCTCGTGCTGATCTTCGTGCTGATGATCTTCGGCGGCTACGGCATTTACCACGGAATACGGTGATGCCCACCGTGCCGCTCCCACCTTGGCTCCGCAAGATTCAGCAAAGCTGGTACTGGCAATTTCTCGGCCTGCCGCTGCTCGTCGGTTTCGGCGGATCGATGGTGACGATGGGCTGTCTCAAGGACGGCATCCAGAACGTCGCGCCGGCCTGCTTTTGGGGCGCGGTGAACACAACCATCATTTCGTTTTTCACGGTGCTTATCTCGGGACATTCGCCGGGCAGCGCCAGTTTCGAACCGAACGGGACGACTAACACCCCCGTCGAGAACTTGGTCACGATCCAGAAGGCGGCGGATACCACCCGGCCCGAGATGAAGGACGTTGTAACCCACGTCGAGCAGCAAGTGGCGATGGCCGCCAACGTAGCGAAGAACTGACTTAGGAGATCCTATGAAACGACTCGCAATTCTCTTGCTCGCCCTCGCGCTCTTCCCGCTCACGGCTCATGCCGCACACCACAGAGCGCACCACGTCTCTTTTCCCTTGCGCGGAGTCTACAGCGTCACGATCAATAACACGCAGAAGATGCCGGTCAGTTGCGGGGCGATCGCGCCTCCGAATCCGACGACCGGCTACCCTGTTAGCTGGTGGCCGAACACGGCGCCGGTGTTCACTTCCGACAATGCGAGCGTCACACTGGCGCCGATAAGCGGTGGCTCGAACCAGGTGTGGGCGATACCGAAATCAGGATTCGTTGGAACCGCCAACATCACGTGCTCATACACGAATCCCGATGGCAAGGTCGCGACTCCCAGCTCGGGGCAGATAATCGTTGCGGGAGCGCCGGCACCGACTCCGGAGCCGTCACCAAGCGCGAGTCCTGCCCCTACCGCTATTCCATCAGCGAAGCCTTCGCCGGATATTACCGGAACCGGCATTAGCTTTTGTGGCCCGAGCGGGTGTAATCCAGTAGCGCAGTGAGCGACAAGCTGACAGCGTTCGGCTCCCTCTTTCTGATCTTGATGGTCGTCTTCGTGCTCGTCCAGGTTCAGCGGGACGTGGATAACGATTTTATCTATCCGATGCCGCTCCACCCCGGCGTGAACGTGATTCTGCACGATGCCGGATACGCGCAGCTCTACAGCTTCCGATTCATCAACGCGAACAAGCCGGTGTCGCTCTTTATAGGCGCTCCAAATACCGACTGCAGGGCGCGCGTGGGCGATCTCGCTGATTTGACTGAGGGCGTGAAGTTCACACTCACCGCTTCGGACGCGAGCTATTTGCACAAGGATTTCTGCGCGACCGTGCAGGCCGGGGAATGGCCGATGGTGTACGAATGCTGGCCAGCGTCGGGGATGGCCGGGGCGTGGAAGTCTTGTAGGAGGATGCCATGAAGGCTATCGCGTGGGTTTATTGGGCGGTTCTCATTGTGTTCGGCCTATTGTACTTAGGCGGAACTCTCGTCGTTGTTCATTACCACCGCCAAGCTCGCGCGCTACAGGCAAGCAAGATAGCCGCCGCGCGCGCCGCTATTCTTAAGCACGGCCCCTGCATCGACCGTCCGTGCGATACGACCGTGCCGCTACCGTCGATGGAGTCGTATCAATGTTCCTATAGTACTGAGTGGCCACCAAAGGTCAGTTGGCCTGCAAAATGTCGCCAGATGCCCGATGGTGCCATGAACTGTGATTGTGGGGCGAATGACCCCGGCAGTGCAGCTACCAATCAGTATTATATGTGGCCTGCCGATTCTGCTACCGCTGCCAAGCCCTGCGCCGAGGTCAAATCCAAGAAAGACGGCTGCAAGACGCCCAAGGGTAAGCCGACACCCTGCCTCATCCTGGATATTTACAACGCCTGCCACGCCGCGACTCCCGTACCGACGCCCCATGCCGGCTGACCCGCTGACCGCCTATCGTCTACTCGCAGTGGATATTAACATCCTGTCTAATCTCGCGCGGTTTTTGCACCAGGCTGGCTACGACATTCGCGCCAAGGAACTCGAAGACCTCATCGAGCGGGCGAAGGCGAATCCATATCGCGAAGGCGGACTCGACTAAGCGTTCCGTTTGCTGTTCCGTTCGCATCGGAGTACCGTTCGTCCTGTGCGATGCGGAACGTGTAGAAAGAAACTCACAGGCACTAAGCGCCGCCGATACTGCGATTCTTCCTGCCGCGCTCGTGCATTTCGAAAGAGGCGGGCGAAGCGGTGAAGCAATTCACGATCGGTGAGCAAGATTGGAGTGAACTCACGAGACTGGCCTCTCAGCCTTTTATTACGGTTGGTTCATTCACCCACGCAGAACTTCTTGAACTTTCCGGGATCCGCGATAAATGGCGCGAGATCGGCAAGCGGCTGGGGTTCAACGCTAACAAGGACATTCGCACTATCGACAAAGACGCGCGCATCATCGAGGCGCATCCAATTAAGGCGCATCGGAGAAAGCTCAGAAGGAAGCGCCGGTGAAGATCGTATTTTGCAGCACGGTAAAAAATCGGTCCGCCCATCTCGCCCTGACGCTGCCGAAGAATCTTGAAGGCAACCCAAAATCGAAGTTTATCGTTCTGGATTATGGTAGCGACGAATCCCTGCCTGAGATTAAGTCGGATCGCGTCAGCATTTACAGGTACGAAGCGCCCAGCTTCAAAATGGCGCACGCCAAAAATATGAGCCACAGGCTCGGGATGCTCGAAGGCGCAGACGTGCTCGTGAACCTCGATGCGGACAATTACCTCGGCGACGGCTTCGAAGACTTCGTGGAGGGCTGGTTTGAAGAGGCGGCTCTATCGAAGTTCGCGCCGAAACCAATCTTTCTCTGGTCAGGTCTGGTCAAAGGTCTCGGTCGGAAGTTCCGTGGCGTGAGCGGTCGCATCGCAGTGACTCCCGCGGCGTTCATCAAAGCTGGCGGCTATGACGAGAAATATGACACTTGGGCGCCTGACGACAAGGATTTCAACGCGCGGCTTTGCTGCCTCGGCTATAGGCCGGTGCAGATCGATCGCGAGTATTTGGAAGCGATCCCGCATGGCCACGGAATGAGATTTCAGGAGTATCCCCACGCTCGAGAGGCAGCGGATGGCGAAGAGCAAGAGTTGCCGCCGTTCAAAAGCGCGGTAGTAAATGGCGGTAAGATCGGGTGCGGATTCCTTACCGGGACGGACGGTTCAAATGTCGATCTCAAACCGATCCCTACCCGCATTTTCGGGATTGGGATGCACAAGACCGCGACCACTTCCCTGCATACGGCCTTGAAGATCCTCGGCTACGAGAGCGAGCATTGGGGAGCGAACGGATGGGCGCGCAAGGTCTGGGACGAGATGCGCGCGGCCGGCGTCTCTCCGAGCCTCGAGCGATTCTATGCGGCGTCGGACCTACCGATCAGCCTTTTGTACCGCGAGCTGGACAAGGCGTATCCAGGCTCGAAGTTCATCCTGACAATCCGTGAGGAATTCGACTGGCTGCGTAGCGTGCGGAATCACTTTTCCTACCGGTTCAATCCGTACCGCTGGGAATGGGACCGGTATCCATTTTCGAACAGGATTCACCAGGCGCTCTACGGGCGCAGGGACTTCGACGCCACGACGATGCTGAATCGCTACCGGAAGCACAACGCCGAAGTGCGTGCGTATTTCAAGAATCGGCCGGGCGATCTGTTGGTGCTCGACATGGACAAGCGGGGAGGGTGGACAGAGCTTTGCGGGTTCCTTCAAAAGCCGCTGCCCAGCGTCGAATACCCGAGGAAATTCGTAACCAACAATCTTTCGAAAGGAGCAGGAATTTAATGTTTCAGGAGAGTAAGGAACTAACCGTTACGAGCGCGCCGCGAACGGGGAAGTGGCACGAGTTGGCGGAGGCGATTCGGCGTGGGATCGCGAAAGCGCCTAAGCAATGTTTCGGTGCTATCAATCGCGGATTCAACGCGACATGCGCTATTGGGGCAGCGCTAGACGGCGGGGCATCAGAGTGGGGTATTGCCGAACCTTGTCCTGTCTGCGGCAAGGGAGATGACGGCGGAGGTGTTGGCCCACATTGTTTAGCCCTGCTCGCGCACCTCAACGACGACCACCGCTGGACGCGCGAGCGAATCGCGGATTGGCTCGACACGCTATAAGGAGAGACCTTTCTAATGCCCCCACGATTATTGAAGGGAGCGAATCCCACCCCGAGACACCTACTCGCAGCGGCGATGCCTCACGTCGCCACGACACCGACGCCGCCACAATTCCTGTGGTTGCCTAAGCAGCTGAACCTTTGGGGAAACGGTATGTTTGGTGACTGTTGTACGGCCGAGGAAGCCTTCGCGAAAGCCTGCAACTTTCCTGAGATTTTCATTCCTCCCGCCAAGATCGTTAAATGGGCGAGAAATCACTTCGTCCTGAACGGCGCGGGCCTCTACGAAGTCCTCCAACTGATGCAGACGATCGGTATCGATCACGACCTCGTGACGTATAAGGACGGTCCGTTTCACTCGGTTAATTGGATGGACGTGCCGCTGCTGCAGAACGCGATCGCGCAAGGGCCGGTCAAGATCGGTGTCGCGTCGGATCACTTAATCCAAGTGCCGAATATCGGCGTCTCGAACGGCTGGATCGCTACAGGACTGCCGACTGGAGATCCACTAGATCATTGCATTTCGCTCGCCGGCTACGGGCCTGCATCGTGGCTGGCAACACAGCTTGGGGCGACACTGCCGGCGGAAATCGCGGGCGACACGCCGATGTACGCCGCCTTCACTTGGTCGACCGTGGGCCTGATCGACCCCGATTCCGTTTCGGCAATTACCGGTGAGGCGTGGCTCCGCACCCCTACGACGATCTCAAAACCCGACTGAGGGAAAATATATGAAACGACGGCTAACTCTATGTTTGTTTGTCTATGTGCTGCTTCGCTGTGCGCTCTTTATTTCGGGGTGCGCGACGATCGACAGCTCCACGACTTGCCCTAGCGGCACGATTGGAACGTCCTGGGGGCTGAATGGCTCTCAGGTCGGAAACCAGTTGATTGCGATGGGTGCCGCGGCCGCTAAGGTCGCCGGCTTCATGGCGACAGCACCGGGTGCCAACCAGCCCGCACCGACGACGATCACGATGCACTACTCTTATGTGCCGATCTTCGGGCAGGATGGCGGATCGACGACATGCGTGATGCCGGGCGGAATCGCTGCCGGTGGTGGCACCACGATCAACAATAGCCAAGGCGGCGTCATCAACATGCCCCATCCTTGACTTCGAGTGGCCAAAAGCGGAGATAATCCGCTCAACCGAGATTTGGAGGTACGTTCGATGATGACAGGACAGCTACGCATTACAGGGCACGAGGGCGACGTGTCGCACGAGTGGGACAAGAACGATCCGGGGTCGGTTCAGGAAGCCGAGCGCGTGTTTAACGACTTGCTGCACAGCCGCAAGGGGATGGCCTTCAAGATGGAGGGCATCGTCGGAGAGCGGCTTCTGAAATTCGATCCGGATGCGAAGGAGATCATCCTTTTCGGGCAGCCGCAGGGCGGCTGAGATGGCGGCGCCTCGCGGAATTAGTGCCGCGCCAACGATCGAAGAGGAATTCAACCACCTGCTCGACCGAGCACTCAGAGAACAAGCTCGCTGGTACGAACGACGCCTCGCTGAATTGCAGGGGCAATTAGAGATCGAGCGCGAGCGGCACGCGCGACAGTTCGAAATGGCGCGGCAGATGTACTCGCATCGGTTCATCGAGACGCCGCGCTTTGAACCGTGGCTCACAGAGTCCGACCCTCGACTATCGCCGGTCTTTTTCAGCGCGGTTCGCTCAGATCCTGAGAGTTTCAACCCCGGAGCGATAGCACCTGGGGAGGTCATTACCGTCTCGGAGCCGCACGTCTCATTCTGGGAACCGCATCCCGAAGCCCGCGCGCGCGCCCGGAAGCTCCTGCTCGACCACCTGACGCCTGAACAACGGCAGACCTACGAGCGAAACCGTTATTTTCACGTTAGATCGAGCAGCGGTGCCACTTGGACTGTCTCGGAAGAGGTAACTCGCCGGCTCACCGATCGTCACTCGTTTTGCATCGAGATCGCCGAGGCCGTGCCCGTCGAGGATAATCTCCTGATGCGGAAGCTCCTGCTCGAAACCAACGAGGCGGAATTTCTCAGGGTGGCGAACGACCTTACCGAAATGACGGCCGGCCATCGCGGAGTCGCCTATTACGCAAATATGGTCATACCGAGGTAAATCATGGGCCGAAGAAAGAAGCCAACCGAGGCTGACGAGCGCGACCCAAAAGGAGTCGCGTCCCAGCAAGCCATGAACGGCGACGAGCCTCATCCGGACGCCGACGAACCCTCCAATCGCAGAGCCATCGGCTACGAGCATCCGCCCAAGGAAGTCTACGATCTGCTCGACACGGCGATGACGCGATGGCATCCCGAGCTCGTCCAGGCCCAGGTCAAGGTTGCGCCACTATTCGCGCGCGCCTACGACCGCCACGGAGACGCGATCCCGGCAATCAAGGTCCGCGGGCACGCCTGCATCGCGAAGATCAAGATCACGTCGCTCGAGGACCGTGTGCGCGCCGGCGGACTGTGCGATGCCAAGCTGCTGATCGATGGCTCCAGATGGGAGCGGATGGGCCACAATGCGCGCCTGGCCATGCTCGACCACGAGCTTGAGCACCTGATCGTGGACGAGGACAAGCTCGACGACGCCGGCCGGCCGAAGCTCAAGATGAAGCCGCATGACTGGTCCGTAGAAGGCTTCGATGAGGTCGCTAAACGTCAGGGTGAGAACTCGATCGAGGTACAGGGCGCCGCGGCGCTGCGGGAGAGATTCGCGCAGATGCTGTTGCAGTTCCCGGGTGATGCGCGGCCGGTTCTTTCGGATCTGAATCAGACATGAGGCTTGCGGTGAATTTTATTTTTCGGTAGAACGTAGGTGCGCGGCGGCTTGCGCGAGCCGTCAAATCCGCTTCACCGTCAGTCGGTCCTTTGTCCCAACTCAGGCCGGCTGGCGGTGGGGCTTCTCAAGCGGTGGAGTTGGGAGACGGTCCGGTGGCGGACGAATATCTTGTCGTCAAAAATTTCGAGAAGTTCCAGCACTACAAAAAACTGGCGATCCCGGCCTGGATAAAACTCCACCGGTCGCTTCTCACTGACTTCGATTTTCAGGCTCTGCCGGACACATCGAAGGCGCATTTGATGATGATCTGGCTGCTCGTGAGCCAGCGAAACGACCGTCGCATACCAAATAACGCCCTCTGGATCGCCCAAAAAATAGGTTCCACCGAGCCTGTTAATTTACCGGATTTGATAGGCGGTGGTTGGCTTATTCCTCTAGACCACTTTCGAAAAGTAGGTCGCCCTAGATTAGATAAGAATAGATCAGATCAGATCAGATCAGACCCCCCTATAGTCCCCCCAACGGGGGACGTGGGGGTGATCTCGTTTGATACTTTCTGGACTGGCTATCCCCGGAAGGACGGAAAGAAGCCAGCCGCGGAAGCGTTTGCGAAATTGACTCTCGAGCAACAGGGCCTTGCTATCGCCGATGTTCCCCTTCGGGTCTCCGCGAATTGGGCTGGCCGTGAACTCAGCAAGATTCCGCACGCGACGACGTATCTGAACCAGCGCCGGTGGGAGGACGAGCTGATGCCCGCAAATGGGCGTGCGTCACCAGGACTGCGGTTGAACGACGGCCATCAAAATCTATTTCAATCGATCGTGCTCTCGAAGGAGAAAGAAAATGGAAGAGTCGGAAACCAAACAAATCCTACTGAAAGTATCGGCCATTTGGAGCCGCCAACCGACCGACGACGTGGTTCAAGCTGAATGGGCCGAGTGCCTGTCGCGTGTGAGTTTCAAGGCAGCGCTCGACGTTGTTCGTGGATACCGGGACCAGGGAAATGCTGAGCCGCCAACGTGCGGCCAAATTTACCGAGATGCTTGGGATGCCGACGCGCGCGCCGAGCGATACCGCCGGCAAAAACAACGCCAGATCGAGGATGCGAACTTTGAACGGGCGACACCAGAACAAATGGCGCGAATCCGCAAGCTGGTAGCCGATTCGTTGAACAAGGTGGCCCCGAAGTGACGACCAGCGACGATATTCTCAAGCGCATTCCCCCGCAAAGTCTCGAAGCGGAGCAGTCGGTACTCGGTGCCGTGCTGATCGACGAAGCGGCGCTCGATCGCGCTCTGGATATTATCACCGCCGAAGATTTCTACCGTGAGTCACATCGGGAGATTTTCAAGGCGATGGTCGAACTGGTGGATCGTAAAATCGCGATCGACGCAGTGACACTGACGGACTGGCTTCGGATGCGTGGCGCGCTCGAGCAGATCGGAGGGCCGGCGTACTTGGCCGAGCTGGCGACCGTCGTTCCGACAACGGCAAACGTCACGTTCTACGCGCGCATTGTTCACGACAAAGCGGTGCTTCGAAGCCTCGGATCGGTGGCAACCGACATCGCGAGCTCGTCCTACGAGGCACCGGTCGACGTCGACGGTTTTCTGGACGAAGCGGAGCAGCGCATCTTCGAGCTAACGGAGCGTCGGCAAGTGCGCCGTTCGTTTCGGGGGATGGCCGAGGTCATGCGTGGCTCTCTGCAGCGCATCGAGCAACTAGCCGACCGCAGGGAATTGGTAACGGGCGTGTCGACGGGATTTCTCGATCTCGACCGCATCACGGCAGGACTGCAACCGACGGATTTGATAATCATCGCGGCCAGGCCATCGGTGGGTAAGACCGCCCTCGCTCTCAATATCGCGGCGCACGCTGCGATGCAGGAGCCGAAAGAGGTCGTTGCGTTCTTCTCGCTGGAAATGTCGATCGACTCGCTGGCGATCCGGCTTTTGTGCTCGGAGGCCCGGATCGACGGAGCGCGAGTTCGCAGCGGATTTATAGGCGACAGGGATTATCCCAAGCTGGCCCAAGCGGCCGCGGCGCTCAGTGAGTCCGAGCTGTGGATCGACGACGCGAGCGATTCGACGCTCACGCAGATTCGAGCGAAGTGCCGGCGCCTGAAACGAGACCGCGGGAGGCTGGGGCTGATCGTCGTCGATTATCTGCAACTGATTCGAAGCACCGGGCCGGTGCGCTCGCGCGAACAGGAAATCGCTGGATTCTCGCGCGGGCTGAAATCACTGGCGAAGGACTTGAAGGTCCCGATCGTTTTGATCTCGCAGTTAAATCGCCAAGTCGAGAGCAGGCAAAACAAACGGCCGATTTTGGCAGACTTGCGCGAGTCGGGAGCGATCGAACAGGATGCCGACGTGATCGCATTTATCTATCGCGAGGAAATGTACTCGGGCAGAGAGTGTCACGAGCCTGGGGTCGCCGAGGTCATCGTCGCGAAGCAGCGCAACGGGCCGACGGACGTGGCGAAATTGGCTTATATCAGCAACTATACGCGCTTCGAGAACTACACACCGGAAGAATTATTTCCGGAAGGGCAATAGCGATGGCTCACTCGTATAGACCGTCGAACGGCACCGAAGGGATGTATTTCATGGCGCAATTTTGCGACCACTGCACAAAATGTCCGATGGACCCGGACGCAGACGGGCAGTGTGATATTCTCGGGCGCAGCTTCGCCTACCAAGTTGACGAACCCGAATATCCGAAGGAGTGGATCGTGGACGACGACGGCCTGAGTAATCCGCGATGTACGGCGTTCGAACCGAGGAACAAATGCTCAAACTCTGCACCGACCTAACGCTGCCGGCTGACGCTGCGACCCAAACTTACGGGATTGTCGGGCGCCGAGGCTCGGGCAAAACCTATCTCGCCGGGAAGCTGGTCGAGCTGCTGCTCGAGGCGCGCAAGCAGGTGGTCGTCGTCGATCCGGTGGGGATCTGGTACGGCCTTCGACTTCTGCCGAACGGTGAGGACTCGGAATTCAAGATTCCGATCCTGGGTGGCCAGCGCGGAGATATTCCGCTTGAGCCGACGAGCGGGAAGTCGCGCGATGCGTACATCCAGCGCTTACGCGAGAAGGGCTACGTCGATGCGGATGCTGGCGTAGTCGTGGCCACGGATGCAGGTATCGCAGCGCTACCCGAGATCGAACCGCTACCGACTGGCGAAGCGCTCCAGGACTGGCATCTCTCGCGCCTGCCGATCGGCGAGAAGGTGATTCTCGAAGAACTGATCCGCGCGTATCCGAAAGCGATCAGCCGAGACGACCTGACTGAGAGCACGGAATACAAGCGGTCAAGCCGAGACGCATATTTGCAGCGCCTGGCGGCGCGGATGCTGGTCGTTCGAGACCACGGCGGGATCAAGGCCAGCGACGAATTGTTTGAGTGACGGGATTGGACGCTTGACATATCGGGCGCGTTCCGGTACACGGTATCTTCCATGAACAAACGATCCGAATCTGACGACTCGCAGGCGTTAGCGGAATTGCGTGTACGGATTAATCCGGACGTATATCGAGCACTCAAAATCGCAGTAGCAAAGAATCGCGAGGGCCTTTCGATGGGCGATATGGTCGCCGTGGCCCTTTCGTCCTACAAGCCCGTCGCGCAGGAAATGGAATGAGGATCGAGCTGATCGAAATCGCCGACAACGGTTACGACCGCGTGGTGCTCTACGCTGACAATCCCTACGACCGCATGATGATCGAGCGCTGGAAGTCGGGCACGCACAAAGTCTTCGTCGTGCAGGCCAAGGACGAGGCCGACGGCCGCGATAACACCGCCGTCACGCTGGAGCGGCAGGACCGAGAATGAAAACCGATCCCATACCGACCGAAGCGGTGGAATCATCAAACATCGCGCAGCTCGGGTACGACTGGCCGAGTGGGACTCTCGCGGTGGTGTTCAAGAAGCACGAGATGATTTACCACTACCATCCGGTGCCGAAGCCGCTATTCGAGGGGCTGAAAAAGGCGCGGTCGATCGGAGGGTACTTTGCCGCTCACATCCGCAACAGTCCGAGCATCCGCGGGATTCTTTATTGCGACTGCGGCGCTTTCCTGCTGACGGGTGAGCACCTTGAGGAATGCGTGTCACATCGTTTCGAACACGCCGAGGTCGAGAATGGCTAAACAGTATTTCGTTCAGCAGGACGACGAGGGCTGCAGATCGTGTGGCCACGGTAAAAGCTGGGTTGTTGTCGATCCAGATGGCGTTGCCGGAAGCACCAGCTATTTTGAGAAAGACGACGCCGAAGAACTATGTGATCTACTCAATCAGGCGATGGAATTCGGACGTGGAGACAGAGATGCCGGAAGCACAGACTGAATCGAAGGGAGCGCTCACACCGCGCGGGCAATTCCTGACGACGCTGAATCAGAAGTTGAGTGAGCTGGAACCGAAGTTGGCTCTATTGCTCCCGCGATACCTACCTGCGAAGCGTTTTTTCACAATTTGCTACGACTCCGTGACGCGCACGCCCGCCCTCCAGGAATGCACGATCCCGTCGATCCTGAAATGCGTCGTCGAAGCGGCTGAGATTGGGCTTGAGGTCGGCGGTCCGAAAAAGCACGCCTATCTGGTGCCGTTTCGAAACAATAAGACTGGCAAGCGAGAGGCGCAACTGATCATCGGCTACATCGGCCTCGCGCATCTCGCCTACGATGCTGGTGGCGTCGGTAATATCCAGGCGCACGTTGTTCGAGCTCGCGATCATTTCCGGTACGAGGAATCGCCGCTGGTGCTCGAGCACGTTCCCTTCGACGAACCGTGCCCGACGTGCGGCGGGATGGGCGAGGTCAAGGTAAAGGCCGAAGGCAATTCAGCGCTCAAGACCTGTGACGCTTGCGAAGGGACCGCACGACAGCCGCGAGGGCGGGCGATCAAATACTACACGGTCGCTACTCTATCGGACGGCGGCCAGAGCTTCGAGGTTATGGACCGCGCGGACGTTGAGCGGATCCGGATGCGGTCGAAGGCGAAGGACTCAGGGCCGTGGGTGACGGACTTTGACGAGATGGCGAAGAAGACGGTTTTCAAGCGCCACGAAAAATGGCTCCCGAAAACTGATGGCGAAGGGGCTGCTCGACTTGCGCGCGCGATCGAACTGGATAACCAGACGGTCGGACTCGAGGAAGCCGCCAATGCGGCCGCCGTTGAGACTACCGCTCGCCCGATGCCTCACGAGATCCTTGACGAAGATGACAATCGACAGGCTGACGTGTCGAAAGGCAAAGATGTTTCCTCCCCCGAAACAGCGCAGGCGCCGGCGGACTCGAAGGCAAATGCCGTCGGCTCTTCCCCATCCCCGGCGTCTGCGCCCCCATCTCGCGAGCCTGGCGACGAAGGCCCAGAAGACGAATTCCAGACCGCCGAAGAGAAGAAAGCGATGGACGTGAACGCCGAGGTCATCAATCCTCAGAGGCTGGGGCTGCTGACGCAAACGGCGGCATCCGCTGGACTGGATGACATTGGCATTTCGGAACTGCTGAAAGAGTTCGGCGTGGGCGACTTGGCGCATGTGACGAACGGAATGTTCTCGGGCGTTCTCGGCAAGCTGGCGAAGCTGCCGCCGGCATCGAAGAGGAAGAAGTGAAAAAGGTATCTTGCCCGTCCTGTAATGCCGATTCGGGGGATAATTTCATTACGATGCACTCAGGCGTCAATCACGAGCGCCAAGGCTTTGTGCATCTCGCTTGGGGGCGCGAATCGGAACTTCGAGCGCAATTTACGCCAGCGGAAGCCCGTCAACACGCGCTGAGTCTTCTGGAATGCGCCGAAGCTGCGGAGACTGATTCGCTATTGCTCCGACTGCTTGAGGAAAAGGTCGGAGTCGGGCTTGAGCGAGCATTCGCAGTGATCGCAGATTTGCGGAACATGCGAGACGAAAAGCGCAAGGCCGATGGCTAACGCCGCACAAACCGCCCGCGCCGCTCGAATCGACTTCGATCCGGAGAGCCACATCTACCGAGTGTGGGGACTCATCAAGCCGTCGGTGACGCAGGTACTCGGCGCGATCGGCGCGCGTGTGACGACTGACGAAGGCTCCTTCTTCCGGACGTTCTTCGACTACTCGTTTCTGCCTGATTACTCTGCGGACGTAGCGAAGACTCGGGGCCGCTGGGTGGCGGACCTGATCGCGTACCGGTTGAAGCAAGCAGATAAACCGATGCGAGTCTGGTCCTTGTCGGAAAGGCAACTCGAAAAGCTGGCCACGTCCGAATCCTATCCCGGCATCCTCGGCGCCGCATGGCTTCCTTACTACGACTGTTTTGAACGCTGGTACTGTGGCCGGCGCGACCTAAAAACGATCTTCGTCGAGAAGCCGCTATACGATCCCGGGATGGACTGCTGCGGGAGTCCCGATTGGTTTGGGACGATGGACGGGAAGTACACGATCATCGACTGGAAGACGGGGATCGCGAGTCCGGACACGAGGTATCAGACGGCGGCGTATGAGATGCTGGTCAGCAACGAATGGGCGTGGCTGCTACCTAACGGCAGTCGAGATTGGGAAAAACCACCATTCATCCATCGTGCGGCGCTCGAGCTTCACAACGACGGCACCGACGCCAAGCTCATCATGTACCCTGTCGCGGATGCGGCGAACGACCGCGGCGTGTTCCTGGCGGCGCGGAGAGTTTATCAGGTGCAGGTCGAGGGGCTGCGATGAGTTTGTTTTGGCTCTCATTTGCCGATGATTGCGGGTTTCGCGGCGGTCTACTTACCGAGGGTTCGGTCTCCGATATTGAGGCGATGATTCGTGAAACCCATCGGCGAGGAGTCAATCCAGGCGGACAAATAAAGATCGTCGAAGTTGGCACCAAGGGACCGTTTGAATTGTGGCGTCTCTATTCGGCCGCCGACATTGACCGACTTGACAAAGGACTGCCGTGGCGCGGTGGCCCCGGCGTGATCGTCTGCGAGACTTGCGGGCGAGAGTGTCGAGGGCACTGAAATGACCCCATTCCTTAGCCTACGGTCGAGTGACGGACACTTTCGGGGCCGATCCCAATGAGTACCCTGCCCAAAGCTCGCAAATCGCGCTACGAACGTCCTAGCGGGTTTCCGCCTCTCAAAAAGGGGACGTTTCAGCGTCCGCATACGCTCCATTGGGAAGGCAAACCGCTGGCCCTTGAAATCTGGTTCGCGCCTAATCACGGCTTCTGGATCGTCTGCAAATCGCGAAATATCACCGTTCACGCGGGCGATTATGACAGCACTTGGCTGGCATTTACGCGCGCGCTGGACCCAGAGATCGAGGAACTTCGACGAGCATGAACAGCAATTTGATCGATCTCGAAGGCCGGCGTGAGCGAGAGATAGTGCGTGCCGAATGGTTCAATCAGGCAAGATGGCCGGCGCGATGGCGGCGGGAGCGACGGCGGCGCCGATTGCGAGCAGTCATGTACGCCGTTTTCGTCGTGCTCGTAGCCCTAGCTATCACCTTCGCGCTGGTCGCGCTCTATTCCTGCAAAGGAATCGGCGGGACCGCTTCGAACTATCAGACGCCCGCGCCTTCCCCGACGCTTCCCCCAAGCAACGACCTCGAGCGCTACTCGGAGCAGTGCAAGCAGCAGTGTGACGCTCTCGGACGGGCGATGCAGATGTTCGTCGTCACGGACGGGAAGATGACGAAGTGCCAGTGTGAATAAGCGCCAGTCCCAGGATGACCGCTTCGCCGACGACATGAGCCGGCGAGCGGAACTGATCGACGATCTCGTCAACGGAATGCCGGGACAGCCGCCGCCTCCTGAGAATATACCGGAGCGCTCCATCCTCGAAGAAGTCACCCGACTCTGCCAGGAGTGGGCGGCAGCGGATCCGTCAACTGAAAAAGGGCAGCAAGTATTCGGCACCTGGGCGCAAATCTGGGCCATCAACGGGCCCGGCGTGTTCTCGATCAACCTGAATACCGGCACGGTCTGGTGGGTGCGAAGGAATCCGCCACAGAAGCCGGTGGGGAAGGTCGCGGAGATGACCGGCGAGCAGATCGTCGAATTGTTGAAGGAGAGGTAATCCAATGTTCCAACCGAGCAAAGAACTGACCGTCACCGAAGGCGCGCATCCGTGTCTCAGCAAGTGGCGCAAGCGAATCGACGAGGCTGAGCGGCGAGGTCGCTTCAATTGGGACGACCACTCAGCCGCGTGCAACTGGAATCTCTGCGCTACTGGCGAAGGAACGCAGATGTTTCCCCGCATTCCTACGCGCTTGGCGGTCTCCGGTGAGACGTACCCAATCGATGATGAACTCTACGACCTCGGCGCACGCTTCCCATCCGCTGTGCGACCAGACGAAAAGACGTTCGCCCTCGCTCGTAGCTACATCACGCGCATCGAAAACCGTCTCGCTGAGTTGAGCCGATGACCGAGATCGGCCAAGCCGTCCTAAGCCTGCCCGACGCCGACCGCGCTACCGTCCTCGACTGGCTCTCCCAGGCCCGCGTCGACGACGCCGAATCCGCCAATCTGCTTTCAGCCTGGAAGAACGAGCTCGCCCAATTCGTAGAGACTGACGAGACGTTCACGGTGCGCGAGTCCAAGATCGCCGATGCGCACGCCCGGCATAGCGAGCTATGCGCCGAACGGAACCGAGCGGTTCGGCCGTTCAAGAATTTCATCGACTCGATCGGATCGAAGCTCAAGGCGTGGCTCCGAGAGCAGGAGCGATTGGTAGCCGCGGAGAAGGCCCGGATCGAGTCTGAGAACCGCAAGAGGGAAGAGGCCCGACGTGATGCCGAAGCGCAAGCAGCGATCGACCAAGGCGCAACCGAGGCGGAAGTCGACGCGATCGTCGAGCAACCGATGGTCGTGGCAGCGGCGCCGCTACCGAAACCGAAGATCGAAGGATTTCGCACGCCACCGAAGCGATTCAAGGCCGAGGTCATTCCTGTGACCGGCAAGATGAAACTGATCAAGGCGGTCGCGTGCGTGTGCGGGAAGTGCAAGTGTCAGGGGAATCCGGCACTGCTGGGGCTGCTGGAGCCGAATATACCAAGTCTTAATCAGATGGCGAATGCCCAAAAAGAACACCTGAATCTACCAGGCGTCAAGGCGGTGCCAGCGTGAAAGATATCGCGAGCGATCCTGAGACTCAGGCGGCGTTTGTTCACGGAATGATGTTCGCGACTACATTGGCCGAGGCGGGGCTGAACGTCGGGGCCATCGGCGAGCATCTGTGCAAGGTCTGGAACATCGGCGACCCGACAAAGACCGCAAAGGAATACGGCGAGAAGATCGAAGCAATCTTGCTTGCGAGACCGATATGAACCGTCTAACCCTCGCGCTATTCCAAGCCGCCGCTCGTCGATACGGCGTGACGCTGGAGCGCTTCCTACTCGACCTTGTGGCCGCTCAGAAAGGATGGAGAATGCGATGACCGTCTATTTGCCGTTCATTGTCTCGGCCTTATTTGCGATAGCTAGTGATGTAGGCGGTGCCAATTCCGATCAGACCGCAGGATTCTTCGCGTGGCTTTTTCTCTTTGTCGGAACCATCCGATTGATCGTCCGAGTCGCGCCAAAATTCGTTCGTTGGATGGACGGATTGGAAGATTATATCAGGGGAAGGAATTGACCACTTGGGGCAAGATGAATTCTAACAAAAGCCGTGGCTCAGCCTTCGAGCGTGCGGTCCTAAAGCATCTCCAAGCCCGAGGCTACTACGCCATCCGCTCCGCCGGCTCGCATCAGATCGTCGATATTCTCGCGGTGAGGGGTTTTCGCCCGACCTGGCCGCACGAGACGACAATTCTCTTTATCCAGTGCAAACGCTCGGGCGACATTCCACCGAAAGAATGGAACGACCTGTTCAGCACGGCGACCCGCTACCGGGCGAAACCACTCATGGCCGAAACCGGCGACCGCGGCAAAGGCCCGAAGTTCTGGGAGATCCTAACCCCGAAGTTGCCATCGACAGTTCACAAAGGTAGATATACCGGTGACGCAGACCTGTACGTTCCATGAGCGATGGCGAAAAATAGGTACATTCGAGAACTTGAAAGAGCCAATCGGGATGCGGCGCGAGCGGCTTATTGGGATGCCGTCCGACAGCGCAATCTATTCCGCCACGTCATCAAAAGTATCACGCTAGAAGCTAAGTATCAGATTTGGCGTTGCTGGACAGGGCGAGCACCCAATAGGCGCAAGAAATTCTGGCGGCAGACACAGGGCGGAACGCGTGTGAAATTCTCGTGAGCGACCTTAACGACTATAGCCCGCACCGGATCGACGCCTTCCCCAGCGTTCCTGACACGATCCTAACTCGCGAGCAGTGGATCGAAATCCACCGCAAGAACATCCGCACCCCCGAGCGCCGATTGTTCTACGCCATTCTCGAGGCCGCGCTGCAGACGCTGGCCCGAGGTCGAGAGGATCGCCAGCTCGACGTTCTAACCTGGATCGATGGCGGCATGGCGACCGTGACGTTCGAGCGCGTCTGCGAAGTCCTAGATATTGAGCCGTCGTCACTTCGAACGGCGATCCACCGCAAGCGCGACGAGAACGACGGCCATCTAACCGGAGTCCCGAGGCGCCCGCCAGCTCACAACGGGATCGGCGAGATCGCGCTTCCACCGCCGCGGCAGAGTCGAGCTGGCCGGCGTGGAGGGCGGATTACAATTTTCGCGTGATGCGATGCGTCGTCGAAGCTGCGCGCATTGCGGCAAGCGGAGCCTGTTAGTCGAGGTCCGGACGCCTGCAGGCGTGCGCGTGTTGTGTTGGCGCTGCCGGCAGACCCGATTGATTCTCAGAGCAACCCCTTCCCGGCGTAATCGGAAAATAATTTCGCAGAACGCACGTAGGATCTGAGTGTTTCGACACTGCGATGGCGTGACGTATCCATCATCGACCAGATCGATGCGCCCGCTTCGGCCGAACTGGTTAAGAAGCCGCTTCTGAGAGAGTGTGCAGAATAGGTGTTTGCTGGCAATCCGGCACCCTCGACGCGCCGTTTAAGGATTTGGCCGATTGCCGAGCCTGCCAGCCGTTCCCCAAGCTCCTGACGGCCCTGAACGGCCAAGAACACGGCTCCTGAGATGATATGGGCAAATCTAAGCCACCGCGTCACGGCGACCACCGGGCACGTCCTGGGCGACTTCGACCCATAGGGAACGGCGATCACGGCTGACTGGCCGGCCTGGTCCGTCTTCGATCGTCGGATCGTCAATCTAAGGCCCTCGGGGCAGAACTGCAGGTCGTCAACGTCGAGCGCGACCAGCTCGGATCGACGCAGCGCGCCGGCAAATCCGAGCAGCAGCAAAGCGCGGTCCCGGAAGTCTCGAGCTTGGTTGGTGCCAGCGTAAGGAATGGCGTCGATAATTTTCAGCAGATCGACGGCGAGCAGTGGCGCCGATGGCTCGACCGCGGTCCCGAGCTTGTTTCGGATGCCGGCCAGCGTCGATCGAGCGGCTTGATCGAAAGGATCGGGAAGCTCGAGCACTCGATAGGCGTGGCGGACGGCAGCAACGCGCCTCACGATCGTCATTGCCTTGACGTCGCTGGAGGCTTGAGAGGCAAGAAATTCGGCAAGCTGGCCAGCAGCAAGTCTAAACGGCTGATAGCCACGATCGCGGCACCAGTCGGCCAAGATCCGAACGTCCGAAGCATAGGATCGACGGGTGTTGTCGGACTTTTCAGCCCGGATGAATTCCTTGGCGACCTCGGGAATTGGGATTTTGTTGGTTATATTATTACCAGCATTTACCAAACCGACAGATTGCCCTAGAGCGCGAGTTTTCATTTTTGCGACCTCGCGCGAGCTTGGGCGATAAAGTCTTCCATCTCAACCATTTCGACCGTTTCCGCGAAGTCCTCGGGCCCGCGCGCTAGCAGCTCGAGATTTTCTATCGGCTCGAAAAGCGCTTTTCCGCGATCGATATTATTGGTTCTAACAAATTCGACCGCAGAAGAAATGTGTCGAGTCCGGGTTGTAAAACCGATGCCGCGCTCCGGGCGACCGATCAGAGTCCACACCTCCGCACCGATCATAAACCCCCACTTCTCGCGATCCGGAACCGAAATAAGCCGCGCCTTTTGCCATCGTGGTTGTTTGCTCATGGGAACACGCATCCTTGACCGCCCTTCGCGATCGCGTCGACCAGCAGGCCGAACGCCTTTTCTCGATCGACGCGCGCTTTAACCACCTTGCACGCATGGATCACCGTCGTATGATTCAGCCCGCCGAATTTCCGCGCTATTTCCGGGAAGCTCGCATCGGTCAATTCCCGGCACAAGTAGAGCGCGACCTGACGGACGAAGGCGATCCGCTGACCTCGAGCTCTAACCAGCTCGACCGGATCGACGTGAAAAAAATCACAAACGCGCCGCTGTATCGACTCGCAAGTTTCGGTGTCGGTGCCGATCATGATCGCACCGTTTTTAATTCGACTAGACGAGTGTTTGCATAGCCGCGCCGGACGACTTTGGGATCGCCGCAACCGTTCGACGCGATTACCTCGATCGAATCGACGCGCCGCCCTCGACGATCCGACAAACCGACGCGGATATTGACGATCCCTAATGGCGTCTCGATGTGCAGACACTGGCCAGCTCGATTGTGTGAAATGCTCTTTATTTCAGTGCTCATCCTAAAATCTCCTTAATTTCGTCAAGGTTCCACGATGGGGGCAGGCCCCGGAACCACCAGAGCGCGACCGCCCAGGCGATCCCGAGACCATGCCGCCCAGTGAAAATCACCCTAATTTGTCCCAATTCGGCGCTGGATCGGTGGCGAGATTGAACCGATGAATTACTTTCCAACCGGCTTTATCATCGCTAGGTCCGCAACCGAACGCCCCGATTGCGTGTTTCCCCTGAAATTCCCCAGAGTGATACACCCGGTCAAGAATCAGCATTTCCCCGCTGGCTTCGTCGAAGGCGTACCCGTATTCCATGCCATTGTCTTCGGTCCCATCGACCGCGCACGCTTCCTCTGACCGCCACCCGTGGCAGAAGCAGTGTTGATCGTCCGGTCCGAACGCAGTGACCGTTTTATCGTGCTGCTTAATCTGCGTGTCAGGGCACCGGACTATGAAGCTAGACCAGCCCGCCGGATGATCGTCGATGGCGTATTTCAGGAACGCCGACAGATCGCCGTGAAAGTCATTTTTAATGGCGTGATAGAGCTCGGCGCCGAGCCAAGACGGGTAGCCGTCCCAATGGTGATAGACGCCTTTGAAAGCCATTCGATCCTTCTGTTCGCCTTTGACGATTCGGACAATCATAGATCGTGTACTCATTTGTCTCTAACTCCCCTCGAAATTAATTCGCGGCCGCTGCCGCTACGGTTTCGGAATCCGCGCAACTTCGCCATTCGACGGATCGACAAAATCGATCCGGTCGTCGACGTCACCTAAAGACCCGACAAATTCCCGCTTAATCCGCCCTCGCTCGAGCATCAAGACCCCCTCGCCGGCGCCGCGGCCGACACCCGCTTTGGACAGATCGCGATAGTGCTCAAAGCATTGATCGGCCGTCCGATGAATCCCGCCGGCATACACCGTGCCGATATTTCCGACAATTACCCGATATTTTTCCATTGGCGTTAATTCCCCGCGGCCGCCGATACGGTCGGCGCTTCGTCCGCCTGGTAGTGAAAATGATCGCACGGACAGGATTGCATTTGGCACTTGAGTAAATTGTCCAGCTCGTCTTTAGCGTGACACGATCCATCGTGCCCACAGGCGCACAGGCGCAATTTCGCTTTCGCTGCGAATGCCGACACGCGCACGGCCGTCTTCTGGCCTAATAGCTGCTCCATATTCTGTGGTGGCAGCATCTTAGTCAGACCCGTGAAATTCAGCGGCTTAGCGGCTCGCGCGCGTCGAGTCCGGCACGATATACACAGGCAATCCGCCGGATGTATCCAGGGCGCGCACGCATAGTGCGCGTATCCCGATTGCTTCGATCCGATATGGAAAGGCACAAGCCGGCCCATCGAAAGCGGCCGCACGCATACCCGGCAATTCGTCTTGCCGGCAGTCTCGATCGCTTTCTTGGACTCAGGATCGAATTTCCGGATCCACGTGCCGAGCCGCACCAACAGACCGTCGATCGTCGATTTTGCCTTGACCGGCGCCGGCGCGATCAATTCCTCAAGAATGCCGAAATCCTTGCTGGCGATCGCGCGCGCGATTGTTCTCTTTT